CTTGCGGACCTCTATCTCCTTGCGGACCTTTAGCACCGGCGGGTCCTTGCAATCCTTGCGGACCTTTAGCACCGGCGGGTCCTTGCAATCCCTGCGGACCTTTAGCACCGGCGGGTCCTTGCAATCCCTGAGGACCTGTAGCGCCGGTATCTCCTTTAGGCCCCTGCGAGCCTTGTGGTCCTGTATTACCCTTGAAATTTTGCTGCTCGGATGCCGACAAGCCGGAAAAAGTAACCATGCCTGCAATACTGATATCTTTCCCGAATATATTGATAGCACCCGGCTTAATAGTGATTCCCGTTTTTAATTCATCCTTTGTAGGAGTGTCATCAATAGAGCCGGCATCGTAGACCGTAGCAAAGGCAAGGTACCAGGTGACAGGTAAACTGCCACTACCTCCTGCTAAATAAAAGAAGTTAGTTCCACTAAATGTACCACTTGAACCACATTTGACATAATACGCATATTCCTCCCAGTCACCGGTACCAACATTGTTAGTAAGCCATTTTGATGTACCACCGTTACCCGTAGAGTTTGAACCCCACTCAATTTTATATCCAACGGGAACCCATGCTATAAACCGGGTAATAAATACAGCATTAGCGCGTGTTTGGGTATTAAAAGTAAACCCACCCAAGCCGGGGGATACACTTCCTTGTACAGTGGTAATTTTAATTTTATATCCGGATTGATTAGGCAAATTAACATCCGTTGTTCTTTCAACTGTCACAGTTCCCCCACCACTATTATTGTAAACCGATATGCCATTCATCCCGCTTCTAAACTCCGGATCACGATTCAACATCTTACCCTTGCTCATAGCAAGCGCAATCAAACGTGCATTGCCCGATACCGTTGATACAAGGTTAATATCCGTCTTGGTCTGAGAGATCTCAGTACCCTGATTGGATACAACCTGTCCGAGAGCGTCAAAGTCGGTTTGGGAGACTTTGCTTTCAATTAACCCTTTCGTAACGTTTATCTCTGAGTCGGTGTAGGTCTTGGCAATGTAGTTAAGATCTTCGGGGGCGGGGCTCCAGGTTACAGGAGTGTTGGTTTCATATACCCCTATGCGAAGAGACGCACCGTATACATAACCATAAGAGCCTACTATTTTTGAAATTGGCTTTTGTGTTATAATGTGATTGTATTCTACTCTATCCGGATAAACAATACATATTCGTTGTTCTGTTCCATCTGTATATTTTACTATGAAAAAAGTACTCGCTTTATCATTCTCTGTGTCTGAACGAAAAGCAGCATCTATAAATATATAGTATTGTTTTGTAGGGTCATATGTCAGACCAAACATATCCTTATTTGCTAAATTGGTTTGTTCGTTAAGTTTTCCGGGACTAACATAAAATCTACCATCATCTTCATAATTTAGCGCGTAGGTAAATCCCACATCAACAATACGCTTAAAAGAGCATAAGTTCTTAATACCTACTCCCCGCTCGCTTGCAGACGGAATCCACTGCGTTACCCCTATGTCACCCTCGGTAAGAACTGCCCAATGTACTTTAGAGCCATAGGTACCGTTGGGTAACTGATAGAAACGCATCCCATTTCTGTCATTGAAAGCAGTAAAAGTTACTTTCTTTGATTCTATAACTGAGTCCCCTTTTGTTGTATACTCACCAATATAGTTATAACCATCATCTGAATATATCTGTATTGTAGTATTATTTGCACCGAGTGTATAACACAAAGTAAGCGTATAATCTCTTCCTGTTATTGGGAAAACATCGTATGTATATCCTCCAAACTGATAGTTTAATTGTACTTGTTCTTTATTAGAATTTTTCAGCAAGTTAACATCCCCCACCTTCACCTTACTAACCTCACCCTTCACAGCCAACGTAATCTGTCCGGGCAAAGCCTCCATAATAGTATCAGTCTCAATCTTAACCTTTTCCCCTACGTACGAATATGAAGCAGAATTGATCGCATCTACAATTACCCTCTGCTGATCATAATAAGCCTGTTGAAGAGTCTTGAATGAAGAGCTGACCGGTATATTTTCAGGCTCACTTGCCGAATGGGTCTCAAGCACATGATAGTAATCGTTGAAAGCATTTCGATAAGCAACGGTATCAATGCCATAGCGGGACGCGTTAGCAAGGATGGAATCTCTCTCCGCTTTTAAAGCCTCCATCTCCTGTTTTAAAGCAGTCTTTTCAGTCGGGGATATAACACCATCATCTGCCCAAGTATTCAATCTGTCCTGAGCAGCTTTTGCATCGGTTTTGGCAATGTCTATTTCCTTGTTGGTTGACTCAAACTCCTGTTCGATGGTCTTTCCGTTGCGAAGGATGAAGATGCCTTTGAAATAACCGTTATTTGTATATATACCATTATCGTGCGGCTGCATATTATTCGGAAAATCCGGGTCCGTTATATGATCTAAATTCCCAAATACAGAGCGAGACGCTCCGGCAAATGACTTAGTCTTGACTCCACCTAATATCTCAATCTTAGGCTTGCCATCCTCAGCAGCCGACATATATATCAAGCTCTGACGAAGAGGATTCTCAGTATTACCCATCTGTACAACTTCATCACCGACACTTGGCGTAATACCCTCAAATTCAGACTTAGGAATAGTTACGAGATTACCATTTACACTCGCAACTTCGCACCAATAGTATTTACCTTTTTTAGATGATGTATCCTCCATTTTTTGAGTAACAGTAACCTTTCCGTTACCATGTCCGGAATCTAATACAATCATTATACCAAGGTTGTATATCTCTTCGGATACATTGATGGCACGAATTACATTCTCGCCATTTGTCAAAAGCCCTCCTACAGTATCAGAACCGATTCCATCCTTTGATAAACCACTCCATACAGCCATAGCACCATCATACAAACCAGATATTTCTAATTTGCATTCTTTAGTCGTTATAGGAGCATCTGCTACATGTCCCTCTGGATACATGTAAAGTTGAAAGCCTGAATTTGCTGAATTATTCATGCTAAACTCAATGCTCGTGTTCGTTATCTTTACGCTATCATCTATGGCTGAACCATCATATAAATAGGCTGTAAATTTTGTAAAATCAAAAGCCGGTGACTGGATTATTCTTCTATCAAATACTTGACATCTCACTAAGTCGTGCGCCTGGAATGTTTCATCTTCATCCTCAAATTCAAGAATCCAAGATTGCAAATCAGAAGTCTCAGTAACTGCACTGACTTTCCCGTTCGCTTGGCTTATAACAAGAGCACCATTTATTGAACGTACTTTCTGTATAAGCAACTCAAATACATTCATAACTTTCCTCACATCTAGAATATCACATTCTATATGCCAGTTGCCATACTCGTCTTTATATATTTTAAAGCCTTCGCCTGTGAATCCCGGAATAAACTTAGGCGAAGAGATGTATTCCTTCAGTATAGCTGCGGCAGCGTTTAATATGCCATCCTCAGAGAGAGAAGCGGTAGGCTCTGCCTGAGATTGGTCCCAACCGGTTTCAATGCCACCACGGATGGTAAGTTTGTAGGGGGTGGTGTCATCCTGATCTTTGCGGAGAAACACTTTCTTTAAAGCCTCCATGTCAACATCAGCCGCCAACTTAAACGCCACTACATTGTTTTTATTGGTCCGTATAAATATAGCCGGGTCTTCGTCTGCATTACAGATATAAAATTCTCCCTCGTTCAGTCCTTCCAAATGCGACATAGAATCAGGAGAAATGACGGGAGCTTTTGCTTTCCCGTTTTCAATTTCTGAACCAAACCATTGTATTTTGCTTATATTCTTTTTCATGTCAAATTCGTGAAGTATTTATGAATGCCGCTTCGCTTTCTTTATATTTCAACATTTCCCCCTCCTTCGGGTTATTTACGACAAAACCGACAATAGATGCGCTGCTCGCCTGCTCAGGAGCACCGCCAACACCGGAAATAGAATTTTCCTGTGGTTCCAATGCACTAGTCACGAAAAACATTTGGCTGTCTTCCATAACCTGACTTATCTCTGGAACAGAATTCTCGGATCTTACATATCTCTCTCCATTCACATCAAACATAGACACACACAATATCCGGTTAAGATGCCTTCCGAACCAATACGGGACACCACACGAGTTTCCTATTGTAAGTACATACGAATCATAGGGAACAGCATATAACTCTTCTATTTCTTGTCTTTGATTGCGGTATTGTTCATTATCTATCTTTGCGGAATATCCTGCCGGCTTAAACCCAGCTTCCACTCTCCATTCGAATACCTGTTGAGTATCTCCTATCCAGAAGATATTATCAAAAGCAGAATTATTATCTTTGTGTGAATAGCGAATCAGTGCGGTTTCTTCCAGGATATTGGAATCGGAACATACTTCAAATGGCTCAGATTCTTTCCTTTCAAAAGTTATACTATAGACTGAATCCGGAAGTGAAGTAAACACGACATAATACATCATAACAGATGCATTTACCTCATAAGTCTGGAATTGGATATTGGAAGAAGTTCCTTTGATAAGATCGTTAAGAGAGGCTGAAGCTACTTCACCGTCATCCGCAAATATTTGCAGGAGTATTTTATCAGTTGTATGAAACCTCTGAATGTAATCTACATCGATTGCATATTTGTCCTTAACTGGCGAAAAGAACAATGGGCATATATCACCTATCTTAATCATAGTCCTTTAGTCCGAATTTGGGTTACAAGCCTCTTGACCTGTGTTATCGTAGCAAATATATGAATTAAAAACGTAATTATGAACAATTTCACCTTATTTTATACTCTCCACTATCAAAGTATATTTAGCAGCTTCAGAACGGCCGTAATTAAACTTACCGTCTTTAATATACCCATGATATGTTTCTCCTCCTTTCTCTATAGATATTAATCCTGTGAGATCATCAGGAGCTTTCATATCTCCAGACTCTACTGAAACCTCGCCAACAGTAAACAGCCTCTCTCCTTCCGTCAACTGGATATCCGTTTTCTCGGATACTCCATCAATAACCACGTCACTGTTACCATCAGAAGACGCAAAGTCCAATGTGTTGGTAAATGCACCAATAAACTTCCGGTTAGCCTCTATCATATAACGTGGAGAGTATACAGCATTAAACATTGTATCGGGACTTATTACCCCGGAAATGGATGGACCACCATTTATCTTACGTATAAGACGGTATCCGCCATCTATTGAAGCAAGCCTTGCATTAACAAAGAATACGTCATTGTCGCTATCACTATCCGTAGTATCCTCTCCCCTTTTCTGAACCAAAAACTCTATTCCGTATGCGTCAGCCCGAAACGGGCTTATCAATTCAAGGGAATTATCAGTCAAGGTCACTCCGGTACTATATTCATTTGTGAAATGAAATTCATCACGTCCGTTCACACTGTCATAATCCTGCTTGTCATAACCGGCCCGTACCCGGGAATAAATCAAGGAAGAATTTACGCTATATTCAAACGACCGTATATTGTCACCGAAATCTTTTACTATGTTTTTTGAAAACAGACTACTTCTATGTACAAATGTAACCTTGTCTTCCCCTATCACAGGAACAAAGCCAAACTCCGACTGCATCCAATCAACAAACTTTGTATACGAACAATACAATTTTGCCTTTTTCAGACCTCTTGCACTCTCAGCAGGAATTATCATACATTCATCCAATCTCTTGTCTACCCCTGAAACGATCTCTCCTGTAATTCCTTCCTGCCCTCCATTTATACTTTGAAGAAGCCGGTTTAGAAGCTTGACAGGCGTAACTATATCAATGTTAACCGGTATTATTCTTGCATCCCAATTTAGACTAATATAAGGGTCCCGGATAGTCAAAGTCATGTTATATGCCGAACCATATCTTATAAAACAATAATCCCCTTCAAGCAATGTTATATCTTTCATATATGAAAGTATAAATATGGTCTCAGGGTGTTCGTCGTTAATAACAGTTCTGGTAAGCTCTGTTTCATTCCCATCTGCTCCGATTTTTACCAATGTCATAGACAATGCCTTATTTGCCGGAACATTAAACGAGATAGAGACACTTAAGAAGCAGGTAATATTCCTTTCCGCCCTGAAAAGGAAAGTGTCTTTACCACCATCAGATACGTTCTGCTGAAAAGTATCCCCATAGGTTATATATCCGCCTATTGAGGTCTCGCTTGATTTTACAGCCAACGGAAAGTATTTAGATCCCAAATCTGCCCGTATCTCCACTGACACGTCCGTTGAATCCTCAATGCTATTCCCGGCAACTAACCAGTTCACATTCTGGTTCATTTTTATACCGTCATAGTACAAGTATTTGCCTTCTGTAAGTTCGCTCACAGCATATTCATACTGTGTTCCCTTTTTAGCTTTTATCAATGCGGCCAGGCTGTCATCTACAGCACTGATAGATATGGTATTCCCATTATCTTGAAATGTGGAGAAATCTAACGAACACCGGAATCTTTCATTCCATAACCAGCTATTATTTCTTGTGTAAAACACCACACTCGCAGATGCTTGCAGATATTTATCCCGGAATACGCGTTTTAATAAATTATATGCAGCATTAGAAAATTCAAACTTTGTAGAGAACGATCTTACGACTCCATCATAATCCCCCCTCTTAAAAGAAGTGGTTATGTCATCCCAATTGACCAGGTTATCCGTTACCTGATACGAGTATCCATCAACTAACAACTCACATTTATAATACATATTATTTTCTTTTTAATGATTTCAGACGCAAATCAACATCATCACACATCCTCTTTACCATATAGGCATATTCCTTTGCGGAAAATGAATCCGGATCAATATGCATATTGAAATGTTGCATTACGGCCACTCTTTCTCTCACAAAGTAATCCATATCCATAATAGCCGACTTAGGGAGGTCGGATTGTTCTGACATGATCTTATCCACCCGAAATCTACTGTTAGATAAAATAGCTTCAATCCTGCTGCATATCTTATTGTGATCATTAGGATCAAGACTATATCCTATATCATTAAGAATCAAACAAACCGTAGACCACTCCTTCTCTTCAGTAAGGTAACGGCAGCAGTTCATCAACTGTATCTTTATCACAAGGCTGATAATTTCATTCTTCTTAGAAACTTCAGCCAATATTCCCTTCTTCCCAACTATAGACATATATTCATTAACCAATCCGGACGCCGCTTTCTGCTTTTCATCTTCACTATAATCTCCTTCACACACGGCGTCCGAATTTCCACAAAATACATCTATGAATCTTCTGAGGGATATTCTATCAAGATCTGTGTATATCATATTAAATACGATTTGATATATTTCTTAGCTCGGCTTCTTTTGCAGCCTTCTTCTGGTATTTAGCCATCTTTTCAAACGAACGGTTTAACGACTGCATCTCACGCTCCAACTTTCTATAATCATTATTCACATTCACAGTAATAGGCTCACCCATCCTCTCGGCATCCTTCATCAAAGCACCTATGTCTGAACGCAAGTTCATGCTGCGATACAAAGCTAACCTGTCAAAAGGAGGCAGGAAATCACTGCGCCTCTCTATATCTACATCGGGAATAACCTTTGCCCGACGCGGCAAATCAATCAAAGTAGGAACATTAGGAGTTATATAAGCTCCCCTGTCAGTTACAACAGCTTCATGTTTACCTCCATCTCCTACAATAGCTAACCCACCGGGATGGTTATCTGTACCCTTAGCATATTTGGGAATAGGCTGAGCAATAATAGTCGCAAGCTGGGCAGCTCCCAATGCTCCAACCAATGCAGCCAGAACCATATTCGGGAGGGCCCTTGAAACAGCCAGTGCAGTAGCTATGATAGATTGACTGATCGCATTAGCCTTCTCCCATTTGGCCTGTTTCTGCTGGAGAGCCTCTTTCTTTTTCTCCAGTTCTTTATTCTTATTCGCAGTAGTTTGTTCTGCCGCTCTTTTTCTTGCTTCAGCTTCTTCTTTAGTGATGACACCAGAGTTTTCCAACTTTTCAATTCTCTCCAGTTCTTTTTCGCCAGCTTCTTCATTAGCTTCCTGTTCCTCTTCCACACGTTTTATCCTGGCATCATAAATATCTGTCATAATAGAAGTAATTCCATCTTGTATCTTTGCAAATGAAGACAACACAAAGGATAATTTGCCTTTGTCATCGAGTTTGCCCCAAAAATTAAGTACACTGTCTCCTGCATCATCCATTTTTGCGGTAATTTCTCCTATGATATCGCCCAGAGCATTAAATATATTGGCAGAGTCCCCCAAATATTTATTGGCAGATGAAGATAAATTGCCCAAAGAATTATTAAAATCATCCGCCCATCTTTTCCCAGGATTATTTTCATCATTATCCATGTCATTACCAAAGTCCTCAATCTGAGCCTTAATCTTATCTATTCTCCGTTGAATCTCATCAACCTTCTCTTGAGGGAGGTCAGAAGATAAGGCCAGTTCTGCCTCCGCTTCTTTCAATAAAAGCTTTAACTTTGCTTCCCCAGACTCTTTAGTGATTCTATATATCCCATCCCTATACTGTTTTTCGTTTATTTCCCCTTGTTTATATTGTTTATTTAAAGCATTAATCTCCTTCAAGGAATTTGTATCCAATATATCAAGTTCCCTGTCGGTACCTTTTTTTATCAACCCTAAACGCTCTGATATATTATCTTGAATTATAGATGAAAATCTTGCATCATATTTTTTATTAATCAATTCTACATCTTCACCTCTCCTTTCCGCTTCACGGATTTCCTCTTCACGTAAGATTTCATTCATCCTTAGTAATAAATCGAGTTTATATTCAAGCTCTTTTTCCGAATTGTTTTTAATAGTATCCAGTTTTAATTCAATGCTTCGCTTTTCTAAATCTGATTCATACTCCTCCCTTTCCAAGTCATATTTTTCATTAATATCTCTGATATTTTTATTTTTCTCTTCTTCATATTGGGATCTTAACTGATTTTCTTTGGCTGAATATCCTTTTATTTTATTGATATTCTCTTTATAAGTATTTTCTACACTGGCAATCTCTGCTTTTCTACGATCCTCGATTAGAGCTATTCTGGTTTTAGTCAATTCACTCTCTATGTTCTTCATGTAATTTGCATATTTCTCAGCCTCCTTTTTATTAGCGTCATTGGAATCATTTACCAAAGCGTCTACGTCAATACTCTCAGACATACCTTTAAGAGCTTTATCGTAATCACTCAAACTATCTTTTGCATTTTCCCATTGTTTTTTTGCATTTAATGTTATTGTTTTTTGTAGATCACTATTATTCTTGCTAAGTTCGTTTTCCGATCTTAAATATGAAACATAAGCATTTCTTTCTTTAACCCATGCCTTATATCTCTGGGCTGCAATTTTAGTCATTTCATCTAACTGTGCACGTGCTATCGCAGAAGCCACCAACTCTTTTCTCAATTGCATATACGCTTCTTTAGCCTCTCCAGCTAATATACTTTCTTTCTTCATATTACCTAAATAATCAGGTGACATCTTCTGTAACGCATTAGCTGCTGCAAGACGTTCCTTCATAGATTTATTTGTATCTTGAGTTGTTTTATAAAGAAGATCTAGCTTAGTCGTTTCTCTAGATATATCTTGAATTCCTTTTTGCCTAGCTATTAGCAATTTATTTTCATAGTCAATCAAGTCCCCTGTGATTTCTTTCGCTTTAAATAAGTTTTCTATCCAATTCATTATATCCTTTCCATACACAGATAACAATGTAATACCTACTGCCAATGCTGTTTGCCAATTAAGGATAGATTTAGTTAGTTGTTTCCATACGGGAACCCCTTTCTGACCGGATTCTTGCAAAGCCTTAAACTCATCTCTTGCACGTTTTATTTCATCAGCCATTGTAGGCAAGTTATTAGAGATAGCAAGAAAGAAAGTATCCCATCCTACTGCTAATGAAGGCAACTCTCTGGCCATTTGCTGGACAGATGCGTTTAATCCATTCCAATGTGATGTATAGTTACCTACATTTCTTTGATAATTACCCATTTGAGCGTCAATGGCCTTTAATTCATCTTTTAGTTGCTTAATCTGCTTTATTAAACCGACTCCTTGATCTCCTTGTCTTTGAGCTTCAGACAAATTTCTAAATCTATTTTCTAATTGTACTACTGCTGCGCTCATTTCATTATAGCTCCCGGATGTAGAAACCATGGCTTTTGAATGTGCATTCAGAAGAGATGTATACTGTTTATTCTGCTGTACAAGATCTCGTTCTTTAATTGTAAGATCTGATACTTTGTTCAAATATTCTTGTTGGCTTATTATACCCTTAGATAGTTCTTTTGATAGTTCAGATAGCTCTCTCCTTATTTCATCAAGCCTGATTTTATTAGCAGACAACCTTTCATTTAGTTCTTTTGCTTTATTATCATAAGAAGTTACGGTATTTAGAATCTCCGCATAAGCACTACTTGTCAATGAAATAGATGAACTTGCGGATTGCATGGCTTGAGCCTGCCTTTGAGTAGTTTGAGCATTATCCTTTTGAGCTTCAGATGCGATTTTTAAAGCATCAGAAGCCTTATTTATTGCACTTGTGAGAGAATCAAACTTTCCTGATAAGGATGACAATGATAAGAATTCTTTCATATTCTTATTTAGATCATTTAAAATACCCTTGTATCTACCTTGTATATCAGACAGTTTATTCTGAGTAGTAACTAATTGGTTCATTATATTAGTATACTTCTCTGTTTTATCCGCTAATTCCTTAAGATCCCCCGGTTTTACTCTGAGACCTCCTGCCAAATCTTTGGTAAGATTCACATAAGCCTCTTTGGTTTCATTAAATTTAGCAATCAGGCTAGTTAATTCATCAAAAGCTTTTTTATCAACAATATCCGTTATTTTAAATTCATTCGCCATAATTTAAAATTTTGTATCGTGCCCCTTCACACGATGGTTATTACTTCTTATTCTAATAAAACACCAATTCAACAAACGTTCCATAGAATTCAATACCTTCCGGTAGAAAATCAAAGGTTCCGTCTTTCCTTTCGTACAGCACATACACAGAGTGATCCATCTTGGCAGCTATGCGTGCAAGACTTCGGACTCTCTCTATATCCTGCATCCTTTTTTTATTATCACACCAACAGCTCACAGTATACCGAATTTTGCATAATATTCCCGTAACGCGGGATTCATAAAATGAACCATAAAATGCCCCAATGCTTCGGGCCCTACGGCCAGTATTATACTGCCGTATTTCTTTTCAATATCATCCCCAAAAGAGACTCCGACAGACTCTATCCTCAATCCGTCATCAATTGGGATAGCAGTAATAGAAGAATAATAGTCTCCACGGATTATAAGGTTTGGAGTTTTCATATCACGTGGTGGCAAGAACAGATAAGAAGGAGTCGGTGGTGTTTTCTCCATTTTCCATTTCATATAGCCTTCAGCGTTATGGAACCATCTGCCCGCATCTTCCGAATTAAAAAAAGGATCATTGAGATAAGTTGGCCTTAAAGGTTTGCCACGACCGTTCACCCCTGAATACAATTGTTGCCGGATAAAGTCCTGCACCAAATCAGCATTACTCTGAATTGTGTGTTTTACAACTTTCTCAAGTCCTCCAACAAACAGTTTAAAATTATCAGCCGCATCGCTTAATGTTGCCATATCCCATGTAATTTAAAAGGGGATGAACTAATAAAAATCCATCCCCTTCATCCTGTCAATCAATCAGTTTACCTTTATCCGGAATCAAACCCTTAATCCGGTCGTAAATATCACCCAGCATCTTTTCCCTTTCAAATTCTTCCCTGTCCAAGAAAAATAACTTTTTGTGAGTATCAATAAAGTCCTTTCGTTTCCACTTCACGACCTCGTTTTCTATGAAATTTACACCTTCTACAATCATGTTGTATTGTATTTATAAGTTAAAGACTTGAATCATACGATTCTTTCTGCTCAATACCGACAATACCGTTTTTCTGAAGTTCAGAAGGCTTCTTCAAAGAAGGAGTTCCTGTAGCGGTGACAGTCAATTCACCATTATCGTAGGTAATAGCCGATACCCCCCCGTCAAAACTTTTTTCGGCACTTTTAGAAAGAGCGTCCGCATAATACCCTGTAACATTAAGTCCTCCGAAGTGCTCAATCAACTTGTACTTATTCTCTCCCACTTTCACCAGGTCAACGAACACAAGCCCTTTCAATGCTTCCACTACATCAAAGTCAAGAGCCATGACATTCGCTGTTTTAATATACTTTTCATAATCCTTAAACATAAGGTTTACGATCAGATTAGCGACCTGACCGGAAGAATCCCAATCCTGCCCGCTTGGATATACTCCCGAAAGGGCAATACCACTCAGACCGGTTGCGTCACGGTTGGTTCCGAACAATACATTGTCTTCATCAACTATTACCGCGTCAAATTCCACTCCTTTTGCCATCATTAGATTGGCTTTAAGGCTGGCATCATAATTATCCAATGTCAGAGCTGCCGTATATGCGGAATATCCGGTAACTTTATCACCTCCATATCCGGTTGCACTCACGTTTGCTTCACCTCCTGTAGGAGCAAATTCTTCAACCGTCTTAATCGGATAAATTCGGTTAGGACGGTCTGCATGACACAACTCTTCTATCTTCTCTGCTGTAAGGCCGTTCGGGATTTTAAAACCCCTCGGAGTAAGAATTACCGCTTTAATCTTACCCGGATCGAGGATACACTTCGATCTTCCGGTGTTAAAGTATTCCTGCCCCTTGCATTCTCTAAATTCTATCGCCATAACACTTTTCTTTTTTTAATGTGATCTGTAAATTCTTAATATTTATCCCGTCGATATAATCTTTAAATGGCTTCCCGTCCGGTCCAGTAACTCCTGCCTTACCATATCGGTAATTCTCGATATACATGTGAGGGACATTCTTTACATAGGCCATATCAAAAGTCGGCTCTTTACCGATCTCTTTGATCAATATCTCGTAAATAGGTCTGAGACATTCGGCAAATGATATACGCGAACGTTCCTCGTTGGTATATGAAGGGAGTGTATTTACAACAAGCAAAAGGCTAAGTGACATTTTCCATTTTTTATCGGTCCTATCCTCCTCAATCGGAGAATAAAGAAATATGGCCGGATATTTCAATTTTGCAGTGGCATTTGATTTACTCCATATCAATAGCTGGTCAGAAATATAATTCCAATCCCCGAACATGTAAGAGATATGCTTTCCATACTCCTTTGATACGCGTTCAACTATTCCCCTGAATATATCCGTTATTACAATCATAAGCCAAACAAGTTAATCTCTTCCAACATTGAACGGTCAAACGAAAACCCGTCGTAGCTGTCATCCTTGCATAAGAAATCAAGCAGATCATAATTCATCTCAACCATTTCATTCCATGCCGGAATCAGGACCACATTAGGATCAGCCTGTTCTTCATCCGCAGATCCGGTTGTGCCTACACCACTTACATGTACGTTGTTTCTCCTTACAAAGTAAAAGAATACATAGTTAGCGATTGGGCTTTTACCGTCTTTGGCCAGAAATACCTTCAACCTCTCCCATTTATCAATTTTATCTCCGTTCTCCTTCAGATAGTTTATGAATTGACGGCACATATCCCTTCCCAACACCAATTTCAGATACTCTTTCTCATAGGTATCAATGAAACTATTAAGATAGTCTTCCATGGAAGTACGGGTAATAGAAGGAGCCCCCGTATCCACATTCAAGCCATCTATAGATATTGTCCCCTTAAAGTATGTACCGTCAATGATCATATAACTATTCTTTTAATTTATTATCACCCGGTTTAACGAACAGTTCTTCACATCCGAGCTCTTTTGCATCCTGCATCAGATTATTAGGCACACGGATTTTCCCTTCCTTGAAAAACTTACTCGCAAGCGGCATATTCACACTCGTTTTATCCCCCTTCTTGAAGAAATTCACGTCTTTAATGAATTCAACCTCATACTGCTTATGAAGGTCCATGTTATACTCTTTTCCCATATTTATCCTACTTTATGTTTAACCACTAACTGAAGGAGAAATAGCCTCCATTACCGTAGCAAATGAATCACTCACAAATGCAGTTTTATACTGCGCTTTTACATATGCCATCAATCGTTTTTCACCGATCATGGTTACAAGGTTCTTCGTGAAGTCGTCGTTTTCCCAACCAAAAGTAATGGTCAGTTGAACCAAGTCTCGAATATTCAGGTAATTGAAATCACCGATACGGAACTTACCCTGTTCGATGGCGGTAGACGTTTCCACCGCGAGTCCTCTGATAAGTTCATCACCTACACGGAACGGCCTCAAGTATTGTCCGTTTGCATCCTTTTCAAGCTGCATCATTGCATAGTCTATTGGATTCATCAATACAAGGTTAGGACGATAATTCATCTTGCTTGTAGAAAGAATCTGAGTATATGCCGCTACAATGGCATCATACATATTGGGCGATTTAGCTACTTTGAATCCGGTAAGCGAGAATGAAGGAAGATCCTTAAATACACCTGTAATCTGTCCGTCCGCTCCGGTACCAGAAATAATTCCCTCTTCTTCTGTAATGCCGATACGGTTAATGATTTCCGCTCTGATCTCCGCTACCAACTGAGGCAAATCGGTTAAAGTCTCCTCTGTAAGCTTCACAGTCAACGCAACCTTGCCGGCAGTAATGCTCTTTTCCGAAAGTGTTGCGTCCATATTAGGTTTCAGTCCGCCTTCAGGTACCCATTTGGCATCACCTTCACCCGGTTTGAACTCGGCATAAGTCAACGAACGCGTACTGATACTTGCTACATTTGCATATCTTCGAATCACTGTTTCAGCTTTCGGATCTACAGAAAGAGTTGTATCTACCATATTGTTATAATGCGGTGCAATGCCTGTACTGGTTACTGTAGAAACTGCTTTGCTGTCCAGTACCAGATTAATGCTTTTCTTATAACCGGCAGACGCTTTACATGCACCTTTCAAGTCAACCACTTTGGCACCTTTCTCAATCGTGATAAAGTCCTTCAGTTGTTCCTCAATCTGTTTATCAATGCTCTTAAGAGCAATTTCACCGTTCCCGGTCTTTTCCGTAGCGGCCTTGATCCGGATAAGGCTTTCCTCGATACTGTTGATGGTTTCATCAAACGTTTTCTTATCAACCGCACTTTCGCTATTCTCTTTCTTGAAATCGCTGATCGATTTTACCGCTTCAGTAATAGATGTACGCAGATCCTCAATTTTCAGTTCATCGTTAAGGTAAGACTTGATCTTCTCTCCTATCTCCTTATCGATAGAATCAGCCAAGGCGCTGTCCATCTTCTCCCATACTTTTTTGTCATCCTCAGACATTCCCTTTGTGTCAATAAGGTCCAAAAATCCTAATTTCATAAGCAATCCTGTTTTAGTTTTAATTTATTAAACATGGACTTCTTACCACGTACGTCGGCTTCCTTTGCTGGCGGATTGCTTTCCGGCCTTGCAGAAGCAAGTGACATAGCTTTAGCAATGATCCTTTGTAACTCTTGTTGTTTTATGACGTTAAGTCCTTTACATAAGACGTCGATGTCAGATACCAATTCACAATATCGGTCCTGGTAATCCTCTTCTGACTTTAATCCCAGATACTCCGTTTCACCATTAGCACCGATTGAGACAACAGAGATTTCATAAAGGACAACCTCTTTTACGATCAGGCAATCTCTTCCTTCATCCCACTCACATTTCTCCCACACATATCTATAACCAATAGAGAATTGGTTCAGTGTTCCAGATTCAAGCTGTGTCAAAGCCTGGTTACCACGTTCCACATCGTCAATCAAAGCCTCAAAATACAGGCCCTTTTCATCTTCACGCAATACAGTTAAACGGCCTATAGGCTCACTCATATCATGCATCCACAGAAATATGATCTTATCATTAGCCGGACTTTCCGGTCCCCTGTCCTGGATACTTTTTGAGAAGCATCCTTTTATAAGCATATCTCCGGACTTGTCTATATTGCCAAATATGGCAGCATACCCCGAGATCTTCCGGCTTCCGCTGTCAATTGACAAATCCTTTGTCTCAAACGAAAAGGACTTAGTCTGCTTGCCAATTCTACCTTTATATTTATTCTTCGTTTCCATATTCTCCTTTAGGTTTTTCAGGATCAATATCTATATATTCAGCTAAGATGCTTCTTCCTTCATCCCCAGTAATAAGACCGGCTTGTTTACCCTTAATCATGGAATCCATTACCCTTTGCAATACTTCCGAAGACTTACTCTTATCCGTCTGCAAACATTCCACATGCGAAAAATCAATCTTCATAATAGTGCCTTCCGGACAAACATTTTCCGTAAAAGCCTCCGATATTATTTCTGAGTTAGGTATGATCAGGTCCTGGTAACCGGCACGTTTAGCCGATTCCTGGTTCTCAAACTTACTTTCATTAAAAAGGCTCGGGTTAAGACCGATAGCATTAGCGATCTTTTCAGTACACCTCTTATCCTCTTCATGAAGTTTCAACTGGTCAGAATTATAATTCAAAGGAATCCATCCCAATTTAGCACGGGAGACAGCAATCTGGAACTGACTTTTCATCAACCCGTACTTCCGCTTAAATCTATCAAGAAGTGATTCCTGTTCGGTTGAATTCAGCGAAGCGTTACCTGTCTCACTGTTATCGTTATTGTAAATGATCCCTTTTGGGCCTCCATTCGTTATCAGGGAATTACTTGCCTGCATAGAAGCCATCCAGTTAGAAACAGGAATAGACAAACTGTCTACGGCCGTACCGAACGTTATCTCATCACCTTCATTGCAAGGAATATGGATATCACTGTCGTAAATGATAAAATACTCCTCCTTGTTAAGGACCTTTTTCTCAGTCCCGCACTCAACGTACGCCTCCTTGACTATTCCGTCCAAATCTACCTGGTCCAGAGATTTCCCGGTACCGGTCAGATGGAAATGCGTGGGATGGATGATCCACATCGTCCGAGGAATACCTTTCTTGAAAATACGATTGGTGTATATAGGGCAGTATCCATACGTCCGGAGAACCATTTCTATTTGAGAGAAGAAAGCGATGGAATTTTGAAGCGGATTAGGTTTCTTAAACAAGGCGGTCAGCTTCGGATCTGTGACATCGTTACCCTCTGAGTCTGTCAGGTAAACCCTTCCGTTGGCAAACATGGCTCCCACCTTCCTTATAACGGTAGCGAACGGAGTACAATACACCAAGGCGTTTTCTTTATCCATGGCTTGGGACATGTTAAAGTCCGTCTTCCAGATGGCACCTTTCGAATCAAAAAGATTGGTAAGATAGAATGTATCATTACCTCTCTTCTCAACCACATTAACCTTATCGGTCATATTCATTGCCTTTTTTGAAAACCAGCTACCCATATATGCAAAAAGAGTGGATACACCCAAAGGCGTACCCACTCCCGTTTTATGTATTTTCGTTCTTTTATGATTTACGGTAGCATATACCTTTATATGCCGTGGATACTCTCCACTGCAAATATAGATAATATTATTGATTATTTACCTAAACTACCTACTTTTTATTTATAGAATTTATTATTTTCATTTCATTTAACAGATTGGTTTATAATAGAATTAAGTAAGCAAACGAACAAACTAAAGAATATTATAAACAAACAGAATGTAACTGTTACTTACTGAGATACTGACTAAAAAAAATAAAAAGATTTGGCTCCTTTCCCATCCAAGTGTGCTTAAAAACATGTTCTATTATTATTATATTTATAACAAATATGTTACATTTGCACCCGTAAACAAATGCTCTTTGAAATGAAAACAACAGAGTTCTTAAAGAAGGCTGCAAAGATAGGCTGCTATTTCGTGAGTCACGGCAAAGAACACGACGTATGGTACAGCCCGAAAACGGGAAAATACTTCCGAGTGGGCAGGCATGGTTCGCAAGAGATAAAAGGCGGCACTCTTAACAGCATGATGAAAGATGCGGGTCTTAAATGACCCGCACATTTGTTTACCGGAATTATAAAATAAATGGAATATGAAAACGGTTGCTATTGTTGAAATGTGGGACGACAAGACAATAAGTGTCTATGTTCCGGAATTTGACGGTTTTAACTTGAACGGTCAAGGGAAAAGCGTTGATGAAGCCAAACGATCACTACATGAATGTATTGATGACTATATTACCATGCTTAAAGAGCAAGGGAATGAAGTGCCAGGGGAACTGAAGAATGTAGAGTTTGAGTATAAGTATGATATAGCTTCATTCTTTGATAATTTCAAGTTTATAAGCGTATCTACTTTTGCAAAGTACGCAGGCATTAATCCCTCTTTGATGCGCCAGTACAAGCAGAGGATAGCGTTTGCTTCCGAAGCACAAAAAGCTAAGATAGAGGAAGCCATACACAGGGCAGCGAGAGAAATGCTGGCGGTACAACTTTAATTTCGGCATTTGTTTACACGAGACCTCTTTGGAGGCATATTCAAGGCGATGGAATTTAGGTTCCATTGCCTTTTTTATCAGCTAACAGATAAGATATAAAAAAGGCCGGGATTGCTCCCGGCCTGAAAAAAAGATATTAGTAAGATTTATATTGTTCAGATACTTGATACTCTTTACCCTCATAGGTAAATGTCCAAGTGAATACAGGAAGGTAGACATATCTTAGTTGGCCACCAAGATTAATTGATTGTCCAGCCTTAAGAGAGCCTAGTTTAGAGGCTTCGTCAGTGTACAATACGATATTTCCGGTTGATCCATCTTTTACCTCAAACTTAGTAAGAGATATCTCTTTAGAACTTGTGTTGGTTATGTAACAATACACAGACCCTGTTATATAACCATTAATGGATACAATAGATGAAGAACCTATTCTCAGATCCATAAAATCGGAAATCCCTGCTGATACAACTTCGCAAGTGGCAGTATGCCCACCATCTTCTGTAGTTATTGTTATCGTAGAAGTGCCTTCCTTCAATGCTGTAACCTTTCCATTATTGTCTACAGAAACAATGTTGGGTGCAGAACTGCTAAATTTTACATTTTTATTCTCTGCATTTTCAGGCAAAATAGAATATGTTAATGTGTAATTTTCTCCATTCAATATCTTAATAGAGGACTCAGTAAACTGAACTCCTTTTACTGAAGGAGGCAAAACATTCACAGCACACTGCGCTTTAAAGTTCCCATCATTAGCAGTGGCAATTATGTTACATGTACCCTTTGCCAATGCAGTCACCAATCCGTTTTCTACCTTTGCGATATTAGGATCGCTGGAAGACCATTTGATACTTTTGTCCTTTGCATTTTCAGGAGATACAGTAGCTGTCAGAGTAAATGACTCACCGGCTTCAATAGATTTAGTTGTTTCATTCAATGTAACTCCTGTAACCTTTATAGGGTTCACTTTAACAACACATTTGGCGGAGGTATCACTTCCTTTGACTTTGACTGTAATAGTACATTCACCATCGGCAATGGCTGTAACTTCGCCATTTTCGTTAACCGTTGCTATAGTTTTATCCGAAGACTCCCACTCCACATCTTTGTTGGTAGTATTTTCCGGTTCTATCGTATACTCTAAACGAAATGATTCACCGGTAGTCATCGTCTTTTCACTCTCAGATAGTTTGATACCCGTTGCCTCAATTGGAGTTACAGTAATCTTACATATATCTTTTAACCCTAAATTAAAGGAAGATACTGATATAGTTGCTTCTCCAACGGCTTTGCCATAAACAACTCCATTTTCAACAGTTGCAATTGTTTCATCAGAAGAATTCCATTCATATTCGGGAGCGGGTAAATCTGCTGGCGAATGGCTGACAGTAAGAGTTATTTTCTCACCAATCTTTACTGAAGCTTCACTTTTAGAAATTTCGATAGATTGTACAACAGGTTTGTCATCATCACCGCAAGAAGCTAATGACAGAACAGAAACAATAGATAGTAACAATGAAATAGTTCGTTTCATGAATATAACATTTTAATATTAAAAAATATTGCGCAAAATAATTAAATAGATACATACTTACCAAGTTTTATCCGAATTATTTTTTTATGCGAACAAACTTATTGCCAAATAAAGCCCCAAACCGACAGTGTCGGAATGGGGCCTTGTTGTCTTAATTAAACGGTCTCGCTTCACAGCGGTACATTATCTATAATATCGCAACGGACGCTTTTTTAAGTTGGTCGCCAAGTTCAGACAATGCAAACGAGAATGTATTCAGCTCTTCTTGTGTAAAATCAGCAGGTTTCCCGTTTACTGTATTGCCATTAATGCGCTGGTATAGCCATTGACGAGACTTGCCGAAATAGTGCTCTGCAATATAGGACATGGACGCAAAGTCAAGCACTCCGTCCAGCTTCTTTTTCCGTTCCGCAATCTTCACCAATCTATCTGCTTCTTCCATTGCGTGTATAGCACCTTTCTTATATTCTGTAACGAACTCTTTTCTATCGGATGGTGACAAAGAGTTTATAAACGCCTTAAACCGTCTTTTATGTTCTGATTTCTCCTGCTCTGTCCCGGCATTGGCAAAATCATTTTTCCATTTTTTCAGTTCTTTCTTCGCATCCATAATGGGTTAATTTTAATTGGTTACATATTGATGAGAAAGCGGTAGCCCCTTATGGGGGACTACCTTTCTCTTTCAGCTTGTTTTCTGCATCAATCAAATCGTCAAGGCAATCGTTGATACTATCTTCAAGCTCCTCATCTGAAATCCATTCGGTTTCCCTTATTGCATCCCAGTTGAGGGAAAAGAAGCTGAGGTCTTTTTTCGCAGCTTCAATCCGAGCCTTTAGCTCTTCATCGTCATCACACATTGTGCACTCTGTCTTAATGACAATGCAAATATAATAACCTTTTGGTAATTACGCAAGAAAATGGGGATTTTTTTAGTTTTTCTTTGCCATTCCAAAAAATATGCTTTACTTTGTAGTGTTCAAACTACAAAGCGGTACGAAGCCGCAAAATTAGCGGCATTTTTTGTGCCCATACATGATTATAGAAAAGTATTAGATAATACTGCGCCGTGTCGGGAAGTGGAAACACCCCCGGAGTTCTGCTTTGTAGACTTGAACAGCACGTAGCGCAGTTTTTTTTTATGTTCAAGTTACAAAGTCATGGAAGAATTAATCTTATCCAAAGAGAGCAGCGAAAGCGAAATCAAGCGTTATTTCAACGCTATTCTCGAATTGTCTAAATCAGATAACGAATTTCCAATCAATCTTGATGAAGTGTGGATGTTGGTTTATCCAAGAAAAGATCATGCTGTTAGAGAATTGGTAGATAGTAGCCAGTTTATTGAAGGTGTTGATTATCAAGTTTCCCTCAAAAATGGGGAAAACCCTAAAGGTGGCAGACCGACAAAAGAGTACAAGCTTACCGTTTCTTGCATGGAGTTCTTCATCGTTCGCAAAGTAAGACCAGTATTTGAGGTTTATCGCCAAGTATTCCATAAAGTCGCAAAGCATGAATTATCCCGTAAAGAACTTGCTTTAATGGTACTCCAATCGGAAGAAGAGAAAGAACGTTTGGCTTTAGAAGTCCAACAAAAGCAAATCACTATCGAATTACAAGAGAAGGAAATCAAGCAAGCAGCCCCGAAAGTCAGCTACTATGATAACCATTTGCAATCGGTCAACACGCTTACCTCCACACAGGTGGCTAAGCAAATCGGAATGGATGCGGAGAAACTTCACAGAAAAATGAAAGAAATAGGTATCCTTTATAAACAGTCAGGTCAATGGATATTACATGCTCCTTATTCCACTTGGGGATTACATTCTACCCGTACACAGACGTACACACGTTCTGACGGTTCGACAGGAACAAGTGTATATACAGTATGGACTACCAAAGGTGTGCGTTTCATCATTGCCCTATATGAAAATGAATGGAACGTGAAGAAAGCCATCAAGCAGATAAAGAGTGAGGTGAATCCAGCCGCCTAATCTATTACATAACTATCAGCGGTCGGTTTAAATGCCCGACAGCCACAACTATATTCCAAAATTATGATAGAGATTATATTAATATTAGTTTGTCTGTACACAGGTTACAGGCTCACACGGAAGAAAGGAGAATCATTCTTCTACAACGATTGATTATATATAACGCTTCGACTACCAATCAGGCGAACATCTCTGTTAGGGGATGAACACCCCGGGAGCAATACGGCTCCTGGGATCTCGACGAAGGAAACGAAATTAATCTAAATGAAATTCTAAATAAAAAGTAAAACTATGATCGCAAATAATATAAACTACGATTGCATTAAGCAATTTTTTACAGAAACTATCACTCCCGATCAGTTGATAGAACAGTTAACAGATCTACTTATAGATTATGCCGAAAATTGTCAAGGAGTAGGCGAACGTACCTTTGTGGATAATGTCAGTACAATATCTTTATTGATATACCTCCTTCGTGATATACAGAAATAAAAAGTCTAATTTTATAAGTAGTTAGTTATGGAAACTTCAAAATATACCAATATGGACATGGTATTGCTGAGCCGTGTCGTATCACTTACAGATGACATCCTTAGAATGCATAAGGAACTCAATGAACTCAAACTTATCCTCAATGAACGGACAAAACAGGCTGAAATAAAAAGCAAGCGAAATGTGTTCATGAAAATAGAGAAAACAGGACGGTAAATATGATGAAGGGAGAGCAAAACAGAATCTCCCTTCATTTATAGAATCTTAAAAATAGAACCAAATTTTGGCACTTAGTCAGAAAAATTACGGGGGTTATAATTTCACCACATGAAAAACAGAACAAAAAGGCAGATTACTCAGCTGCCTTATCCATTTTTTCTATTACCTCCCTGAACCTGTAAAACTGATCAATGCACGGATAGTATGTAGGGTTCTCCCACTGGGCTCCGATCATCATTGTCATAGACTCAATATAGTATTTGCAGTCTACGATCTTGGAGGCTTTATCCAATTGGAGTTCATTCGGATATTTCCCTGAAACAAGCAATTGTTTTCCCCAGTTGATCAGTTCTGTTATGTTTGAAAGGCTATACTTCTCTTCCATAGTTAATTTATAATTGGATTTTCATTAAACAAAAGGACGGTTTCACAGTCCCAACTTGACAAATAAGATTGCGTCTCTCTTACTCCTTTATAGGTCAGCCAAATTCCATCATAGCACTTAGCCAATTCTTCGAAATCTAAGAATTTGAATGATGAAATATAACCTTTAGGAACATCAATAAGACCACTATCTAAATTGAATGATATAACACGTTCCTTAGCCACATTTATAAAATCACGACAACTATCTATAACCAAGATCCGTTCCGTGGAAATATTAAGTTCAAAGCTGTTTTGGATTTTATTTAGCCATTCATACTCTATACAGCAGTCACGCCATTTGTACTTAGAATATACCGGTGAAGTCCATAATCCTCCGGATGCAGGCTTATAATAGGATATTTCTGAATTTTTAATAGGAGTTATCTGGTGTAGTTCTGTGTTTCCGAAATGTTCTACGGTCATGTTTTAAATGTAATATGAACTTTAATATATTGAAAGACTTATCATAATAGTCCAAAACGTTTCAGGGTTTTAGGAGATATAAGTGGTGAAGAACGAACAGCTTCAATAATTAAGTCCAAATCATCCTCACAAATACATCCTTTGTTTTTTGAAGAATCAAACTTAGTTGAAAACTTATTTTTCTCTATTTCTTTTAAGTTCGCACAGTTAACAAAACTATCTTTACTTAGAAAGCTATATTTTGAAGCGGATATTGGATAATGCAAATCCTTTATCACTTGTTGTAAATTAGGGTTGATATTACTATTGATAACCACGAACCCGATGGCATTTCCATCATTATCTTTCCCTATAACTATAAAGAATTTGTTTCGGCTATTATCGTCTTTATTTTTGGGAGATATTCCTTCCTCTTGAGTAAGTTTCATACGGTATACATCCCCTATTCTTAAGCTCTTTTCTATTATATCACCCTTTTTCTCGGGAGTCAGCATCTCACCTATTGAAGCCATACATTAGCAAAGTTGAGATTCCAAAAATAATTCTTCTTTAATATAATCTATCATTGCTTCATTAGCTCCACCTGCCTTTGCTAAAGATACTTCGTTTATTGGTGATGAATGTTTTTTATTCCAAGCCTCTGACCACGCACTATCATGTGATTTTAAATATAAATCATTAAAAGATGCACTCTTGTTTTCTTCTATAGACTTATCTAAACACTCAATATCTGATTTAGATAGTTCATCCATATCAGCATTCTCTAAAGCTTTTAGATAATTAGGATATATTTCATCAACTATGGAAACAGATTTAGCAATTGTTGCTAATGGGTTATTAGGCAAAATATTTTTGGGTGTCTTAGTTGCCATTTTAATCGCATCATATAAATTAGAAGGGACAGGACCATATTCTAAAGCACAAAAAGTATCTTTCACTATTCGTCTCCCATATTTTGCATAATGATCTTTATCAGCAAAATATAATATCTTGAAAATATGGTAATAATCAATAGTCTTACATTTGCTGATGATATACAGAAGTACTGCTTTCAACTTCAGTATTTCATCATTCGTCAATATATGTTTCTTGGCCATAACTTATTAATAATAAGATGTTAATATTCAAACGAATACTCAATAGGCAATGTGATATTCATTACTTTCTCTTAGCGGGGAAATACTTATCCTTTTTAGTTAAAAGATCATTTTTAGTTTCACATTTCCTGCGCTCCAATTCCCTCACAAATTCAAGAAGCTTTTGTGAAGGTTTCTCAATTACTAATGGGCTGTGAGTATTCATATTAAATCAGTATTTATTATTTAGATGCGTTACATTATAATGTTATCACGTTGCAAATATAGTAAATCAGTCAGTATCTCACACTAAATCATCACTAAATTTACCATCAAGACGATAATTTTAACTAATACCAATATGATTATCAGCTAAATCACATCTATTATCATATAGAACAGAACTAATAAGAGGAAGGTTCAGAAGGTGCCGGAACTTCTTACGTGAACCGGCTCAGAAAGCGTGTAAAGGGATATATCCTATTTATACTCTTTCTGAGAGTAGAGAGAGAACCGGAAGATCAAACAATTACTGATTATTCCTAATTGTTCTTGCAACTACCGAAGCCAAAGCACTCAGGCAATTAATCCCTTCATAGTTCTCTTTGCCATTATAATCCATCACTGAATCCATAAAAGAAAGATATTCAGGATAATCATCATAATCACTTCTAAATTTAAATCTCTCTTTTATAAATTCTTCATTTGCAGATATTCTTTGGTCCATATTCGCATATAAGCTGGTAGCCCGCACATTATCCATCCATTCCCGCACATCTCTTGCAAATTGGAAATATGATTTATGACTTTCAAAAACAGTACTGACAGGTAACCATTCTTTGAGCTTCTCTTCCATTAATCCGGCATCAAATCCATCTCTAAATAAAACTCCGTCGATAAAGACCTCAGTTCCATAGATCGCATGTATCATTATAAACTTACCATTGCAATCCGGCATGATATAAACTATAGAATCTCCTTCTATTGCTATTCCTACATTATAATATTTCATATTTTCTTTCTTATGTATATTTCTCTTCCTTGCCATTGAATATGATAAAAACTGTTCCCGGAATATATCTGTACACACATAACGGAAACAGTCTGTTAAATGGCCAAACTCCTCGTAACTCTGTTTGGTTATCTTGTCCTTAATCCGAGCTTTTAATATTCCTCCATTAGTGTCTTTCTTTACATTCTCGTAATCTTGTATAGACTTTTTACATGATTCATCAATAGACACAGATATTCCCTGGAAACCCTCTAATAAAGCATTCACAAACTCTCCCGACATAGCAACAGGAGGGTTCTTTTTAGGGACCATATCAACCACCCGAAAAGTTTCTTCCAACACATCTATAAATTTATCCAGAAAAGATCTCTTTTCATCATCAATGGTATTTCCGCTTCTGGTACTCGCATCTCCATGCAAATATACCACATCGTCATATCCGATTCCTTCCAGCCATGTACGTGTCAACTCGGCTGCTTTAGTTACCGTATTAAACGGATCTTCAGCACAGATTTCATGAACTTGCCTTAACTCCAATTCTTCATGTTGCCATATTGATACACTGATATATGGGAGAACATTATTATCAACAGAAATATGCAAAGGAATTCCTTCTGTTACAGGACATATCTTCTTATGCTTACCAGAATCAAATGCATGCAAAAACTCTCCACCTGTCTTTATTTTACCCCATTCCCCAAGCGCATATATACGATAGTAATTATAATCTCTTGTCCTATCTTTATCAAAATCAGCAACCGCCTGCCGGTCATAAAATCCATATTGCCCGTCCGGACTGCCAACTACCCAGAAATTATTGAGGTAAGTTGATTGCATTATAACTGTATCCGGAGCATGAACTTCCTCAATTCCCGTTCTAGGATTTCTCAAAAGCCTTTCTGTATTTTTCCATTTTCTAGCAATCATTGAGAATTCTTTAGGAAGAATCTTCTTTGTTTCATTATCTCTCAATATACCATACAAGTCATTTGACTCTTCTTTTAACTGCTCTTTATCAAATACATTTTTTTTAATCCAACACTCTTCCTCAATAGGATTAAACATTGAAATGATTTTCTGTCCTTTCCGGCCTCTAAGACGCTTCTTTATCTGTTTGAAATCTTCTTCTTTAAACTCTGACAATTCTTCACAGACAACATATTTATAACTCTCCAATCCTTTTATTTTCTCAGAATCATCCAATCCCTTAAATGTTATGTAGGACCCGTTAAAACAAATAATCTTATTCTCTCTAAACGAGAATAGTCTATATACTCCAAGGGACCTTACCGCCTCCTGAAAAGTCTTATAAATACTATCAGCAATAGAAGAACCTACTTTTCTAAATACAAGCGTATTATTCCCCCCTGAAAGACATTCTATCAACATAGCCTGAGCTACAGAAAAAGACTTTGCCGATGAAGAACCTCCATAGAGGAAGATAAACCTTATATCATCATCTTTCATAGCTTCCCTAAGATGATGAAAATTTGGATTAAACTTTCTATAACTAATAGATACCTTTTCCATTAATCCCCCGTCCCCGTATCAATATCAAGCAACATTTGTTTTATATTAACTTCTGTCGGTTCATCATATCCCAGCATCTTGCAAATACGAGATATGCTCCAACTCTTACCATTCAACTTTAATTCAATCCCCTCCTTGGTAACTTTAACACTTTCTACTGCACGCGCCATTTCTTCAGTCCATTCGGATGAATCTTTAAATATCACCATACCATTTCTTATACTCAGGAAATCACGGATATCAGCAAATGCAATACACCGCAATTCCTCAAGTACGCGATCCTTAGTAATATTTGACTTCTTTCTTAATTCACTTTGGAGCTCCTGTATTCTGGGAGACAGCTTTGAAACCAACTTAGATGCTGCCTCCCATACAGTTTTATCACTGGAGCCTTTGCACGAATATACCTTTCTATATGCTTCAGAAGCATTACTGGTCTCAATATAAAGATTACAGAATTTTTCTTGTTTAGGTCTTAGCTTCATGTCTTTTCGTTAGTCTGAGTTATGTATAACATAATACACATTACAAATATAATTATTTTTCTCCTAATATAAAAACTTGATTAATAGATAATCTGGAATTTGTGGTACCATTTATCCGCATGTGGGAACCATCCTATCATAAACGATATTTGACGTATAGTTATTTTATATATCTTTCCTTTCATCGTTAGTCCTCCTTCATCAACTCTGGATTATCATAAATGTTACCAACAATATATTCTTCTATTTCATAGTCGCAAAATGAAAGTAATTCGCCTCCATATTTTGAAATGTACCCAAAACATCCTTTTTTTAATCCAACTTCATAGCATTCACCAGGATCTTCTTGGTCTGTTTCGTCTTTTAAAAGGAGTATATCCCCTTCATAGATTTCCTTGCCGTTCTTGTCGAAGAAACCAGTAAATTGCCCGACGGTCTTTGGAACAACAACAGAGATTTCATCATGAAGCAACTCAACGGAAGCATGCTTGCCGGTAGTAATCTCACAATCTTTTTGAGAGCCATGATAGATAATATATCCTCCCGCAATATGAAGCAAATCTCCATACACCCATTTATTGCCATTAACCGTTTTCCCTCTGAATTTTATTGTACGATTCATGTCTTATACCTCCTTCTCTAATTGTTTTACAATCTTAAAATAATCCTCCTCACTCAAAACCTTTTATGCTGCATCAAGAACAGTATTATATCCGTTACAATAACCCAGGTCTGCAACTTCACTTATTACGAGTTTATTAAAATGTTGCAATTTCAATAGCCTTTTCATGCAAAGGGATTTATTATGATCTCTATTCATTTTTCTTCCTTTTATTTAAAATGATTAATAAGTTCTTCTACCGTAGCCTTACGCCAATGTGGTAATTGCTGTTCATACGTAACATCCGGACAGGTATTTAAATCCCAATCTCCAACTTTCCATTCTTTATCAGGGGATTCTATGTAATCCTCAGTACAAATAAACCACTGCATGAAGTTACTATCGTCCCTCAATGCGGCTATAGCCAAAAACAACGCTTCGTTCTCACCACAATAAAGTCCATAAGGTTTACACATTCGTCCCATATAGAAAGAGATTAATGACTCTTGGTAAACTTCAACATCGCAAAATAAATAAATACATTCTTTGGTAGGAATGTTCCATTCAGCGTATCCATTGGGAATTAAGGTATATCTCAGTTCTTCCAATTTCTTACGAAGTTCTTCCGTATTTTTTCTAATAAAACATGGTGTTGTAAATCCCATAGTTAGTCCTCCTTCAATTTTTCTAAAAGTTCTTCTGCTAGTATATTGCAATAAATGATATTATCTATCATTGTATCCTCATATCTTAGATCTGCTTTAAATCTCTTTACTACAACCCAGCCATACCACATCTTCATTTTTACATCAAATATGTGATCGAACTGTCCGTATCTAGATATTTTATACTTTCTCATAACTATTCCTCTTTTAATTCTTCTAACACCTTATCTAGAAACCATACAATATCATGTTCATAGATCCGTTCTGGGCCTCCATCTCCTAAAGTTGTTATACCGGTAAAATGGCCTACTGTTTCCGGGATAACTCCTACCATTCATCACCATAAACTCTTTTTCCTCTAAATCTTATTTCTCTGTTCATGATTAATATCTTTTCCCATGTTTATACACTCTTAATTCATTATATCTTTGTTTCTGTTCAATATGCCAGAGCAAATCAATATCAAGATGCTTAGCAAGTCCGAAAATCTTAATTAGAGAGTAGGATATATCTCTATCAATAAGATTTTTAGTAATATTGAAAATAGATTCTGTGAATGTTTTGTTAATGAATATACGCGAATATTCTTCAAGCACTTCATCATCCAGACAATCGTTTTCTAACTCAATGTTACGTAGCCCGCATAGATCTAACAGTCGTATAGCAGCATCGGCAAGTTCTTCTTCTACTGTGTCTTTGATAAATACCTCAAAGTCTTGCTTAAATCGACTTATTCGTAATTCTTCTGATATTGGAAGAGGGTTGCTTTGCCATTCTTTGAACAGCCCTATATCGGCATATTTATCTTTCCTATCAGCTTCTACAGCTTCGGAAAGCTCTGTGATCACTAACATTAAGCAATGTTCATTACTTAATTCCTTATCATGAAAGCCATGGTCATAAGCTATTCTATAGGCTTTGTCACGAAGTTCGTTTAAATTCATTATTTTATCAGTTATTAGTTAATCTGTTTCCTTGATAATGCATCCAAACAGCAACCTAAGTATTTCATTCCAAGTTCGGATACGTAATAGGCTACTTGTTTTTCTATCTCAAACTCTCTTTTTATTGCATATCCAAAAGATACAAGTTCTTCCCAATCATCATCCGGATGGGAAACTATGTATCTATTTCTGTAAGCCCATTATCAGAGTAGGAATATCATTCACTAACTCAAGTTCAATTATTTTTCTTTCTTGTTTCATATTTAAACTGTTTTACGCTAATCTTTAAAAGTTAATTCTCCATTCATAAGTAATGGTAGCATTGAATCTCTAAGTTCGGCAAGAAGCCTATTTTCTTCATTATTTAGGTAATAAATATGCTGCTTATACATATTTATAAAGAAAGGCATAATACTTGACAATATCTCCTTATCTGTATTCTCAATTACAAAGACCTTACTGTTTGAAGACTGGATGTATTTATTCTCAATAATCTTTTCCTTTACTTCATAATTTTTAAAAGATGCAAAGCCTGCATTCATAGACTTAACCACTTCGTTAGATGCTTCGCAATCCCTTATAACTTCTGTAAGTCCCAATTTTTCCGCCCATACTTTATTAACAGTAACCTTAATGACATTACGTTCACGGATAATACGATTAATATCAGATATTATAGCGTTGAAGTCTCGATGAATAGTCCCTTCTAATTCTATCGGCAGATATGGATCAATAGTAAGATTGTATCCTTTTTGCTCTAATTCCTCGATTGAAAGCCTTTTAGAGAATGAATCTTGTTCCTTTATTGTAAGTTCGCATATAGCAGCAATCTGTTCATCTGAAAAAGTATTAAATTTTTTCTTATAGATTCGGTTATAATGCGAAGCGTCACCTTCTCCACGTTGCTCTCTCACCTCAACAGATTTCATTTCCTCTGCATTAATAAGCATTACGTCTTTACTTGTTTTCCTCTTATCAAATAAAAGTATGCAAGTCGCTACAGGGGTACACTCAAACATTTTTTCCGGTAAAGAAATAGCCGCTTGCAGCCATCCCTTTTCAACAAAGTATTTCCTGCACTCTTTCTCTTCATTGCTTGTCAGGACACCTCTGGGAAGAATCAATGCACATCTTTCACTTCTTTGTAGGGAATGAGCCACAAAGGCAAAATTACAGGTATATTTGGAAGGTAAATCATTGGTTATTATTCCAGATACCGGAACTCTTAAATTAAAAGGAGGATTAGATATACCTACATCAGCTTTTAGCAATTCTGTTTCTGGAAACATCGAACGCTGTACGGTCCCATAAACCGCTCCTTTAACTACTTTGTATGAAGCAAAAATATCCCCAGAGAGAATATCCTTATTAACTACTGTCGCTTCGATATTGCGAATACAGAGATTAAACAATAAAATCGGAAGTACACTACTATCTAGTTCCTCGCATACAAATTTAAGATTTGGATTAACACACCATTTTTGAATAGTCAGAGCGCCAGAACCGCAACAACAATCATACACTACTTTCTCACCAGGCATACAGCTAAGATAAGAAACGAGTTTTGAGAGAGAGATTGGCGTGTAATCCTGTTTTTTATTCTCACGGTCCGCATGATAGAACTGATATATTTTTTGCAACCAGTCTACAGTCAAATCGGGACACAATTCTTTGTATCTCTCAAAATAAAGAATTGGATTTTGAGAAACCAGAGCTAATGCAATCTTATCCGGGAGTGTCTCAAGACTGACGCATCCGAACAGATCGCATATCTTCGCTGTTAATTCTTTTAATTCCATAATGTTCCTTTCTGATTTTTTTACGCCAAATGGCTATTAATTAACTTTTCCTTTAATTTTATTGCTCGCATTGCACCGAAACGAGCCACTTAAAGCTGTTCTTCAAGAAACAACTTACGATATGGGTGTTGCTCAACAAAATGATATGAATAATTTCCATCATGAGTGACACATCTATGCCCATGAAGTGTTATATTCATGTCTTCATCGTATGTTATTATCCCTGTATAGGAAGCTTTTAATTCATCCAATTTATCATAAGCTTGTTGAAGTAAACAGGATGGAATACAATAATAGAAATACTTGATAATACCGTTTCCCTCATGTGAATGTGTTTTCTTGAAATCAGCTAAGAAATCAGACCAACTACGCTTGATCTCAATTTCTGTTAGATATCCTGCTTTTGATAAAACAAGCATATCGCATTCATGGAAGATATTTAATGACGCAGATAATCCGTTTACATTGAAAGCTATTATATTCCGGATAAAATTAAAGCTGTCATGTTTAGATAATGCTATTTCTATTTCGCACAATGTCCGTTTTGTATTCATATTTAATCTCCTTTCTCTTTTAAGTCATTGACCGCAATATCTCTAATACTTCTAGTACCAAATCCTATATAAGTCAACGTTCCTCCATAAAACTCAATAGTATCTCCCTTAACAGTAATAATAGTTCCTCCTTTTAAAGGACCAGCCATATCATCTTTACAAGATAATAGCATGGTTATCATAAGTATAAGTAATACAAACCTCATAAATCAGTCTCCTTTCTTTATATCCATGATTAATTATCCTTCATCATTAGATTCTTCTTGTGCGTTATCATCATAGGTAAACTCAACAGAATCTGCTTGAGTTAGTGAAAGAGAAACTTTATTTTTATCCTGCCATTTCATTAGCCTCTGGCGATTTTTTTGATCTTCACTATCCGTTATAAAACCGTGATAATGTAAAAAACAACGGCACCTACTAGCTATTGCTAATTTTCTTCTATTTTCCATATTTTAAGCGGTGGTAATTTTTAATATTTTATTTATCTTCGAATCGCATCTAACGGTGGGAAGGGCTGACAAGTATTTAATCAGCCACTTTCTACTTTTATATTGGAAATTTGATAGCGAATATGCTTTCCACATATCATCACAGTTCTTTAGTACGTCATCAGGAATATTTTCCCATGTCTTCCTTTCTATAAAGGAGTCAACTAAAGAATATTCGTCATATTCTCCCCAATAGTCCTTAGTACAAAAATAAACTTCGTCACGATAACCCAGAGAGCTAAACGTATAACCTTTACGTCTGTACTTCTTTCCTGTCTTTTTATAGGAGGCCCAATACAAGTTTGATAAATCTATATCAAATTTTTTGCGATAGAGAAGCCGGACTATCCGCTTCTCCTGTTTATTCCAAACTCTATTTATTTTAGGTGTTTTACTCATGATTAAAGATCTTTGTCTAAAGAAGGAATGGGTATCCAGAAAAGAACGCTCCCATCATATGATGTTAAACTTTTATCTGTATAAAACTTACCTCCACAGTAAAACAAAATTCGATATTTATACTCCTTACCTGTCACAAGCACCCAACACGGATATTCAGGCAACCGTTCCTTAACGTTTATCCACGGTGATTGTTTTGCCTGCCATTCTGCTCCGGCTTCAAACGCATTTTCCACCATCATCCTATTTAAATCTAAACCCTGATAATTCTTTTCGTAATATTCTTTCTCGGCTTCTTCTAATGTCTGTTTCATAATTAGATCCTTTCTTTTTTAAAATCGGAAAGCATTGGGATCAAGCCCAATATTTCCCAAAACGATTGCATTTTATTATTTCATCTAATTTCAATTGTTTCCGACGGAACTTATTTATAGCCCGTTTCTCAAATTTTCTTTTTTTAGAACTGCAATGCTTCTTATCCATTCGGCATTGATAACAATGGCATATCCCAATGCCTGCATGTGATTCTTTCATGTCTGGTAAATCTTACATTAATTTAATTCATATCTAAATTTGTTTTGAGGGTTATCGTTGATTCAATATTAATTCCAATTCATCGGGGAGTACATAATCGTAGCCTTTAGGATTTTGTTTATGTGTCACATAAACGTCCCCACGCTGCAAATAGTGAATCCCTCGCCAATTATTTCTTTCTTCTATTACAGCAATGATATATCCTTCTAAATAATCGTCATTGACTTTGTAAGTAAACCCACATACAACACCCTTATATTTTGTAGTTTCAATCTCCATTCCTCCATACTTTTGATACAGAGACTCCATTTTATCATAACTGCTATTATTGCTCATATCTTTATTGTGTTGAATTAAACAAATCCTAATAGTTTGTGGTATTTTTCCAATACTTCAACTAATTTACTTTCCTCTATTTCATCCAGACTTTTCCGAATGCAGAACTCTTCATCGGAACACTCATAGAATAATTCTCGAATTTCCTTTACCATCTCCCAGCATTGCTGACGTTGTTCCATAGCCCTCTGATGGAGAGAATAGGCATTTTTTATCTCTTGTTCCATATCAGGCAAAAGGAGCTTAATAAGTTCGTCATACTCGCATTTATATAGGTGGATTGAAACTCCGTCTGCTATATCAATGTCAATACTTTTATAAGACAAATCATTGTTTCTTATTTTCATGTCTATTCTGTTATGATTCTGATAAATATTTTATTAGACTCTCTTTGTCCTTAAAAAGCCTTTTATCCCATTGGGGATAATTGTTTCTTGGCACGCTAAAACCATCAGATAGCTTATAAACCATAGAGAAACTCCTATCCATATGAGATATTTCAATAGTTATTTTACTTACAGTGGAATGACAGATATTGTCTCCACTTAGATAGCATACACTATCACCTACATTAAACTCTGTATCTATATTCATATTTTATTGTTATGATGGTTATTTATTCTCGAAAACATGTGCAAACACACACTTTTCATCCGATAGTTCCAATCCGAGTTGCGACGGGTATCGTTTGATATAATTATAAAACTCGAACATTTTCCTGTCATCATCGCCGCAGCGATCTATTAACAGCTTAATGAAGGCAAGAAGACAATCGGAGTCATTTCCGAAGTTTTCCTGTGTGGATAATTGCGTCTTGTCAACGTCAAGTTTCAATTTACGGATGGCGGAAATCGCAGTGTTGAAGTTGCGTTTTGCATCATGACGCAATTCATAGCCTTGTTTTCCCATTTCACTTCTCAAATCGTAGAGAAGCGTTTCCACGACGTCAGTCAACACGTATGCCATATTGAGCGTCGTATTAAGATTTGTTGTTCCTACTAACATGATTTATTTATTTCTTAAGCTTATAAAGCCTCGTTTAACCAACTCTATCAGATCCGACATATTTTCTTCACTTATTTCTGCCTGAGTCTCACCATTTACAGACATATAGTGAGGAATGCCAAATCGATCACGGATTCTCTTACGGATAACAGGAGTAGACTTATTCTCCCAGTAGATAGTTACTTTCATGAGGACATTAGCATTTTTCTGGCTTTTTCATCTCCGGATTCCGCCCGGCGTTTCAACTCTTGATATTCAGCATAAGAGATCCTGTTATTCCCACGTTCTTCTATCTCTTTCTCACGCTGCATTCTGTATTCTTCCCTTTCTTTACGCTCAATATCCTTTCTTCGTTCGGATATGTAGTCTAACATCGCACTTGTTATTTTCATGGGGTCTATTGCTCCGTAAAATCTTCCATACTTGCCAGCCTTGAATCGTGCAATAAAAAAGCAAATCTCAGCGGTATTGATGTAGTAATACTCCGAAAGAAATATCTCCGATAGTTCAGAGAGTTGTTCTTTTGCTATCTTAGTCGATACCTCCGCAAAGTCGTTCAGTGAACCAAACTGTATCTTTAGCCATTCTATCGGGGTTTCATCTCCGTAAGTGGAAGACAATAACCCTAAGCTTGGAATACTGTCATTCAATGCCAGTTCTGAATGAGTTGCATTACATCTGACAAGTTTGAACTGCAAATCAGGGTTGTAATCAAGAATAAATTGTGCAGGATCAGGATATTTATTCAATAACGCCTTCTGCTTCAAGTTCCTTTCTCTTTTTTGCGGCAGCTTCTCTGACGGTTGTAGCGACTGCAAGAACTGAATCACGTTTTCGCTGCTCGCTATCCTGTTGATTTTTACTAAGTCTTGTCCCATTATAGTTTCCTTCCAATATTTTTATGAAATTTGTCGGTTTAAATATCCAATCAAAATCACATCTCCAATTTTGGTTATTGCATCCTAGAAGAAATGCAGACTGGGCCACGTTGTTGAAAACATCAATAATGGATGTTTTCCCATGTTCGGAAGCCCTTGCTTTTACAGATTTCTTCCTCTTATCCGTCATAGATGATATTCTAGGGAGTTTGTTTTCAAACATCCTATTGAATGTATTCATAAGAGCATTATAATCTATCGTTTCATGATGCTCGTCTGAATGTGCTACATCCCCTTGGGGGATTATAGGGGGGATATATTCATTTACATTCTTATTCTTATTATCATTATAATTAGGTTTTGGCTTGGTTTCTTCTTGGTTATCGTTTGGTTTTGGCTTGGTTTCTTCTTGGTTATCGTTTTTTGGTCTTCCACCCTTACATCCATTGTCAAAACGTTTGTTATTGACATCAATTTGAGGTTTTATCAAAGTGAAGATACTACGAGCGACCGGCTTTAGATTCTCAGCTTCATTACCATATAGGCTATACTCCATTATAGCCGTGTAAATCTCACCCTGAATATCTCTCGGCAGATCCTTTATTGCTTCATAGAAACTTCTATAAAAAATAAAACTATCTCTCATTGCATTTCCTCCATTCCAAAAATTCGTCTAAAGTTTTATCATGCTTCTGCGCATTGCATCTTCTGCATGAAGTAACCAAATTAGAAATATTATCACTTCCGCCTCTTGATACAGGCAATAAATGGTCTATCTCCATTTTACAATCAGACCGTCCGCAATAGAAACAAGTATAATTATCCCTTTTAAAGACAATTTCACTAATTTTCTTCCACTCTCCCCAGTCTTGTACATCGAATCTATCTGAACGCCTTATACCTAGAATATTTCTTGGTATTAACTTTAGATATTTGCTATCTAATATTTCGACTAATCCATTATCTGATAATTCTTGTATGACTTTCTCATGAATAATTTTTCCGTACCTGTGCAAATTAGCTCCCTTTTTTACAAAATCTAATGTATAGTTAGACTTGTTGTCATTATCAGATGAATACCATAGAAATATTAAAATTAGTCTTGCATCCCTTGTTATACGCCCTATTTTTGTATCTTCCCAAAATTCTGGCTTAATGGTTCGTATACGTGCCATACAAACATTTTATTAGGTAATACATATACATCATCAACTTTAAGGACATTTCGGGATATGTTCTATCTCCGTGACCTTTTTTTTAATTAATTTCATATTGCCATTATTAAAATATTAGATTATTCGCGATCTACTTCTCTCAAAACATCAATTAGCAGAGCAATTGTACCGACATTATCTCTGAATATATCGTCATTACCATCATTATGGTTTAGAGAATAATCAATAAGGAGATCGGTCAAAGAGACTATCAAGTCTCCCGGACTAATCGTTTGAGATAAGAAGTCTTCAAGAGGATTAAGATTGATGCACGTTTCGTGTGCAGACGTGAGTCCACAATTTACTATATTTCGATTGTCTCTCAAATTCAAGTTCTTTGGCATTGTAGTTGAATTTCGAGTTATATATACAAAGAAAGCTGTCCGCTTCCCTGTTTCTCGCCAAAGAACACTATTATCCGCAAAGATACATAGCCTACAAGGGAATGCGAACAGCTTATATTATTAGATATAAATCTGTCTTATGGATATAAAAAATCCATGTATCTAAGCAATAAAAATATTCTTTGGCGAAGAACACTGCAAATATACACTCAATTTTCTAAAATACCAAACTGAAAATATTTCTTTTATGATAAATAGTTATTTACTTCATTCATAAATTCCTCTATTGATCGACATACAACATATTTATTTCCAACACTTTCGACCTCTTTTTGCCATTTTTTTTGAGATTCAGACTGCCTTCCCACTTTTGTTTTCATCTCAATACATAAAGTGCTATATTTTTTATTGCTTTTCAAGAGAATCAAGTCAGATACTCCCGGAGTGGCCCCTTCCTCTTTCAATTTAGCTCCTGTAAGTTCATCTCTTCTTCCTCCGTTTGGAACAGCAAATAGCAAATTTTTTAATTCAGGATATTGCATTCTGAACCATCTAACGCAAAACTTTTGAAGTTTATGCTCTTCGTCCCGAAATACTCTTTTAGGTTTTTCTGAGTTAAATTGGGTTTTCATTTCTTCATAAGTCATCCGGGTATCCTCCTTAATCCGTTTTTTGTTTCAGAATATCATTATTTTCTATCAGAAGAGCCCCACATCCCAAATACCATGTTCGCGCATCCGGATCTGATTCAGCAAGATCAATGACAGCATTTAAATACAGCCTTACATCAAACATTGCTTTTTGTTTAATCTCTGCCTGTGTCTCGCGTACCCTTTGTCTTCCTTCATTCACTTCACACTCTTTCAGAACACTTTTTTTTGCATATGACATTTCATCAATAATTCCCTTGTCTCTGACATTATTATTATCTTTTGAAGAATCTGTAGAATACGGGTATACATCCATAACCATTGTTTCAGCTATAGAAACTATTTGATAATCTCCCAATGTTCCTTTCATTTCTTCATCCAACTTTTTTACAGCGTCTCTTAAATCTGAAGCTTGAACCAAAATATGCGTAGATGTTCTTCTCTCCGCTCCACTTTTTTCATCTATAGCTATAAACACTATCTTACATTTATACCATCTGTCCGCAGCTTCCTCATTGCTCGGGAAAAGTTCCGAATACGGCACCCTTTTAATATCCGACACTACAAATTCTCCGGTCATAAAAGGTTGCACTTCTTCTATAATTCTCGCTTCAGCTTCTGTAAAGCTCAAAGCATCTACAATATATAATTCCGTGACTTTCTTTTCTTTACCATTTTCCATTATTTTTTGATAACGGATCTTACATTCAAACCAGGTTCCCATTTTATTCCTTTATTTTCTTTACTTATTTATAAACTCCAAAGGATAAATAAACGCTCTTCCTTCTATTTCACATAAGAGAAGTTCCCTGATAACCCTTGGATCAATTCTGTTAACTTCAACCAGTTTAGCTCTTTTACCCTTTAGCCATATTCCATATAACTTCCTTACTGTTATATAAGGATTTTGAAGTTCAAACAAGAAAGCATATATCGAAAGTTGCCAACTCAGATATTTTAAGTCCAATTCAGAAGTAGTTTTAATATCTCCAAGATCTACTTTATTTTTACCTGATTTAAAGACCTTATCTATTGGGCTAGCAAAATATTCATTATCTGTCACAATATACTCACACTCGGCAATGTTAAGATCATAAAACTCTTTTAGTTTAAGATAAGATTTCCCTTCTTCTGTTTTAGGTTCTACTCCTTTATCAGCAAGTTCACAATCCCGGTGTATATATTTTCCTATCTCCGCGGCTCTTTGTAGTATATATTCCGGTATATTTTTGTATTTTCCTGCAAATATATGCTTTGATAAAATCCTAGTTATACCGCTCAACTCTTTCCCTTTAAGAAAATATTTATGATATTCTTCATCAAACTTGACTTCCGACTTTCTTAATTTCATTTTTAAGTTCCTTCATTTTAATAGATACTTTTTCTAAAAACCAAGAGCTCCCATGCATTTCTGAATGAGAGTTAAAGAGAGCTGTTACTTCCTGCTCCGTTTTGCACTCCTTCAAAGCCTTGAAAACACTAATATTTGTATTTATTTCCATAATGAATCTTATAGTCATTAACTCCTTGAACTTCATTTTTTGTAGCCTTGTTCAGCTCCTTTTGAAAGATAATCCAGTGTAAATCTTCCAATGCCTCTTCTGGTGTATAAAACCTTTCCTCCTGAGGAATACTGGAACATGGGAACATCTCAATTCCCACTTCTGTCGCTTCTTCTCCACACCATCCATAAAAGACCCCTTTCCTTAAACTCCCTTCTAGCTTTTCGTACATTTTACTCTTGATGAACAAACTTGTTTTAATCAATCTTTTCCCCATCCTCCTAAACATTTCATAGGCTTCTTTAAAGTTATTGGAATAATATACCTTTTTTGAATTATCATTCAACCTTACCTTTATTGCATATAACATGATCATATCGTTTTTTTAGTTTTTTAATCTTTTGTTTCATCCTCCTGGAAACATCCCTTTCAGTAGAAGTCACAGGGGAATATTTCTCTATTGCATACATTCCCTGTTCCAGCAAACGTATGATTGAAATTATTTCTGTTCTTGATATTTCCATATTTATCATCCCTCTTTTATAAAAATTTGCCCGCTATATCTTCACAGACATCGCGGGCAGGCTAACAAAGTAGTTTCTGGATAGACGATCAAGTCACACCAGAATATACAAAAATATAAATCATACTCTGGGGCATTCCCCGACAGCGTCCTTTACACCGGCATTATGTTATAGTTAAAACAAAATGAATTATATATACATTTTTATTTACCCATCAAAAAGGAAGATCATCTTTTTCATCAGTACTTTCCATTGGAGCATCTACAATTGCAGCACTGTTATTGCTATCAAATACAAACGGTTTCATATCTCCTAAAAATGGCTTCTTATCCAGAACGTCCTTACTGGTAGATTCTCGAAACTCCGTTGAAAATGATTGCTTCACATAATGTGTCTTTCCATATCGACTTACTTCCCTACGCTCAAATATTGATAACCTAAGATAAGCTGCTTTAGCTTTTAGATCTTCATTCATATTGATATAAATATCATTTTCTTGGATAGGGATAACTAAACATTTTTTCCCTTTAATAGTTGCAATACCTGCCAGTTCTAATTTAAGCAGGTCAATACTTCCTTGTAAATTCATAATTGTATAATTTTAAGCGAAATAATATATTTTGTTATTACCAGTACCAAGTTTTTTAACCCGTACTGTAGCTATAAATGGAAAATCTTCTTTGGAAATTTTACTAAGTGCCTCTTTTATCGGAGAAGAGTTAGTAAAGAATTTATATTCAGCTCCTTCATGCTTAATCTTGACTACGCAACGATTATCTCCATGTTGAGTTTTAACTCCAGATTCATAGTCAATTACCTCTATCTCACAGTTGAGTATATCGGTTATTGATATTTGCTGTACAGGGAAAATATTACGTCCCGCGTCAATGTCAATTCCAAAATCAGAAAACCTTTTCATTTTTGATTATAGTTTTAATTAAATGCTTTGAATTACAATGTTTTGCCCATCCCATCCATGAACAAAGTGCTATCTTACAGTCGCAGGATGTAGTTTTCTTTTTGTTCAACACTGCTACTTTTCTACAGAAGTTTTTCTTGATACTTTTCCGCATTAAAATATGAGTGTGAAAGAAAACATAGCCAACAAAGTCAATTCCTCTATTATCAACCGGGAATATTTGATAATTGTCTTTCAAATCTAAATGAAGCTTATTATTCAGATATGTTTTTATATCTCCAAACAGGGAATGAAGTTTTTCTTTGTTTGATGAAAGTATTACCAAATCATCAGCATATCTATAATAATACTTTATACGCCTTTCCTCTTTAAGCCAATGATCAAAGTAAGATAGATACAAGTTTGCAAAGAACTGCGAAAGATAATTACCAATAGGTATTCCCGGAGCAGAATCAATAATACCGTCGAGTAACTCAAGAAGACGTTTGTCTTTAATCTTCTTTCGAACAATATTCTTAAGTATCAAATGATCTATTGACGAATAGTATTTACGAATGTCCATTTTCAGGCAATATTTTGTATTTTGGATATCTTTCAAATCTTTCTTTAGATGTTTCATTACTCCATGGATACCTCTGCCCTTAATACACGAATAAGTATGTGAAATAAATATTGGAGTCCATATATCTTCGAGGATATTCATTATCGCATGATGAACAACGCGATCACGGAAAGGGAGCCGGTATATTTCACGTTCCTTAGGATCATGTATGATAAAAGTTTGATACTCAGAAGTAACGTATTTATCTTCTGACAGTTCCTTATGAAGAGCATTTATGTTGTCATCCAATTCTTTCTCAAACTGAATGACCCCATAAGTATTCCCTTTGCCTTTTCTCGCTTTGGAATATGCTAGATAAAGATTATCTAGACTACATATACGTGAATATAAATTCCCAAATCGTTTCATAAGCCTTTGTTTCTAATAAGAGTCTTCGGATAAGCCCTACCAACACCGTTTGAATTGTTATTTTCCACCAAGAGGTGAGGTCCCTGCCCATTGGATTATTGTAACATAGGTGAGACCTGCTACCTGCATTCGCATTATCGTAATTCGAATCGTTGAAAGCGAAAGAGGAAGGAGACAAGGGCAGGCAACCTTTAATCCTATGCTATCTGGATATCTTTCCAAATATCAATAAATTGCTTTGCTGCATATTCTGCAAGCTCGCATGTCCGAAATTTAAGGCGAGACCCGCTACCCGCAACCGCAATACCGTAATCCGAAACGCGGAAAGCGAAAGAGGAAGGAGACATTTTAAACCAAGGATAATACTTATATTCATTATGATTATCCCAATCAGGAATCCATTCCTCGTTAAGGGCTTCTGCAATTACAATCATCTTATACTGTGCCTCAAAATGTTTACGCATGTCAGTGGGAAGATTGGAAAAGTCAGGAACATCCGGTCTACCGGTCAACTTACGGGCATCATCAAAAGTTTTGACTAAATCTGTAATCTTTTTATTTTCTTTTTTCATGATAATAAATATTTAATTAAAGAATGAACTGTTTCCAAAGGTCAATGAATTGTTTACCACAGTATTCTGACAATTCTTTATTTTTCAAACAAAGGCGAGACCCGCTACCCGCAACCGCAGACGCATTAGCGCAATACGAAACGTGGAAAGCGAAAGAGGAAGGAGACCCATTAGTGACGAACCATGGGTACCATCTATAAACCCTATCATCACATACATCCGGTACCCAACCTTCGTTAAGGGCCTTGACAATGGTTGCCAACTTTTGATAAGCAATATCATGTTTAGTAAGACCGAGTTCCATCAACTTATTTTCATCAAGAGGACTGGTACTTAATTCGTGACATGCATCTTCATAGGTTTTAACTCTATCTGTTATCTTTTGAGAGAAAAAATCTTTTCCAAAAGACTCTTCCAGAATAGATTTTAACTCGCAGTAACCACTTCTGTAGAGTTCTCTAGCTTTTTGTTCACTGATTTGTAAAGTTTTCATTGATAATAATCTCCTTTATTTTTATAAATTCTATACATTAATATACTTATTCATTTGTATTGCAGATAAAGCCTGCTTTATTTCCGCTTTCGAATAATAGATAGGAGAATTCCGGCCGGAACCTTTTCGTTTACCCTTGATCAACCCAACATCCTCCATTTGCCGTATAAGCTCGGTATCCAAATTCATATTGGCAAACCATCTGACCACTTCTCTCCTACTGATGCTATCTTTTGTCGGTTCATAGCATTTCACCGCATTCATATACCCTACTTGCACCATATCAGATATTATATTCTTCAATTGGTATAAATCCAGCGTCACTTTCATTGGTATATTATATAAAAATTAAACATCATGGTAAGAAAAATGCCTGCATCACGCCTGATGCAGGACTTGATAATCTAAATCTAAAATTCTAAATAAATAAACTACCCTCGCGAGCGTGGACGGTACAGGATTCGAACCTGTCTTTCTGATATGCAGCGTTTCACCTAGAATACTTACCGCCCTGTCAGCCGCAAAACTGACATCGAGTTAAAACGAAATTCACAATGTTCACCTTCACAGGCTACTTAACACGCAAAGTCTTAAAGGAACTTGGCGTATATTTACTTTTCTCTTTTCACACATATAATAAATTTGTCCCTTTCGACACACGTTTTACACAAGAAGCCCTCTTCAATGTGCTCAATATTATAGTCATAGACTCTGTTCTTAACAGATCTGCTCTTAGAGATATGGAACTTTTCTACATCCCCAACTTTCATGTTATTGATCGTTTTACTGATCGGTTTGTCTTTTGAAGGTATCATTTCTGTATTATCAATTTTCTCCTTATTACTTAATCGAGTCATAATATTCTTTATTTTCTTGATATTTCATTGCTATTTGCTTATCACTTGCTTTGCCTCCTAAATCATTCTTTATCGCTTCATATTGCTTTTCAGTAAGAGAGTACACTATCTCTTCCGCATATTCAAAACTTCCGGCATATCCCAATAATACTATTATTGCCGACACGCATAGCGCTGCTTTACTTATTTTATTCATAGTTATTATATATGATTTTAAATTACTATAAGGGTTGAGGGATAAGCAGGATTCGAACCTGCACAAGTATTGTCTGCTTTCTCGCTTTCGTCCGTATATTGGTTATCCTACGATTCTTAAACTACTCAACCTGTTACTAACAGCACCGGTCTTGATGACATCCATTCTTATGTACACTTGGAACTTCCGTTCATTTAGTCTTAGCTCCCTATGACCATTTTATCCCTTGGTGGTGGTTGTTCGGAATTTCCGAATAACCATCTATTTAAATTGTTTCCTTCAACGCAACAATACGTTTCTTCGCCCGAATTTTACGGGAAGGAAATCCGCCTACTGACGCGAGGCGATCTCGTATATCTTGTTAAGCGTGTGTAGCCGCCCCCAACACTACATACTTTATACCGATTCATATAGGACTGTATCGGACGCTTTACATTAGTTCATAAATCTGTGCTGATTATTATTTTTCATCGTGAAAGGCTTCCCATTACCTACAAGCAGCGCATTACGCTCACGATTATCATGCCGGGTATTCCATCGGACTGTTTCCCCTCGGGCAGTTGCATGATTGCCCCATTGTACGGTACCGTGCATCTTCACACGGAGATGTCCAACATGTCTGCATCCGGAATGTAGAGTTCCGCTCACTAAAAAAGGAGAAGCTGTAAACTGATGCAAGAGCGCTATCAAAATCTACCAAGTTCCTTTAAGACTTGTCCCCCAGAATTGATTTTTCAAATTTCTTTTGTATATTTGGAAATCGGTACTGAGATACTGACTTTGACAATGCAAAGATAGTGATAGTTTTATTCACTACAAGATTTAAAGTGAATAAAACTATCACTATATGATTTTTTAACAATTATAGCTAACGATACATCTTTATATGTGGAATTCTAGAATATTGCATCTCTATCACAAAAGTAGAGAGAAAGATAAAATATTAAAAGAAATCAATTTAGAGTATACCAAAATAAAAAGAGGCAATTTATCTAAATTGGAATGGTATACTAAAATAGGATTAATTAAGGAAATGATAGCAGATCGATATATCAGAGGACCTGTATGCCCTGAGGATGACGAAATAGAGGTCTACCTATTAGCTAAAGGTGCGGAATTTATTTCTTCAGGAGGATATGTATGGGAATATTACAGGAAATGGTGGAAAGAATACAATAAATTTATAATTCCTCCAATTTTCACAGTAATAGGCTACCTAATAGGCAAATTCACTTAGAAAAAATATCAAGTATTTTTTCTAAGATGAATCCAAACATCAAAAACAGATAGTTAAGTTTTATAAAATTCTCATTTTCCTTTTTCATGGGATTATAGTTTTATAATACAAATATAGTGATATTTTTATTCACCTCAAAAATTATTTAATATGAATGCATACAATGAATATTCTGAAAGATTTTTAGAAATAATAAATGTAATGGGAATATCAGATTATTCTATTTGGAATAACGTTAAAGGAATTACCAAAGAAAGAATATCTCAAATCCGAAGAGGAGTTTCAGGAGCATCTCTTAATATAATCAGCGCATTTTGCTCTCATTATACTAATGTAAATGCTAACTATATCATCACCGGCCGAGGTAGCATATTTATTTCTACTGAGGAGTTACCTGAATCTAACCGCATCACCAATAAAACCACTTACGAAAAGCTACTGGAAGAATACACCCGTCAAACAGAAGAACTACTATCTCAAAGAGACAAAGAAATCAGAACTCTTCAATTAGAGAATGCCCGCCTCAAAGCAGAAGCAGCCACAAAAGAAGCTGTATAATTTCATCATATTTATTCAAAAACAAAACAAATTATATCTTTATCTGAAACCTCCTAAGAATAAATCATACTTTTTATGCTGAGAAACATACATTCCTCCTCAAACTTTCATTTTTCGAAAGTGTTTATATTAAACGATTCTCAAGATATAAATAACAAATTAAAATCCTTAAGCTATGGAGATGTATGAATTATTATTAAAGCGTCTGATTACCCTAACAGACGAGTATTTTAAGCTACGTAAAGAACTGAATGAATTAAAAGAACAAGTTCATCCTACATTAAATGAAAGATTCGGCAGCAAACGAATTATTCCAATGAAAATAGAAAAGAATAAATAAGAATTGAGAACGTTGATTGTACTATATAGTGTCAGAAAAGCCGGACTGTAATTAGCCCGGCTTTATTATTTCATGCACATTCTTTTTCTCAGGAGCTTATATGCCTTTTGTTATCACGCTTCAGTCATCGTCCTGGTCTTGACCTAATATAATAAAGAAAGCCCGGAAATATCATCCCGGGCTCGCAATAATCATCTTCCGATGACATGTACAGAAAATGTCGTCAAACAAAAGTCATTGATATTTTAATCAAAACTGAACTGTACATAGTTCTTTCGCTAATTCATGAATAGCTTTCTCAAACTTTTGTTTTAAAACGCTACTTTTGTTTTTTAATAACAGTTATTTAACCAATAAAACTAATAATTTAACAACATTTACGTCATTTGATTATTGAAAACATAATCGATTACCTTCCGGTTAGCTTCATTAATCATAGTGAAATCTTTCTCAATATAAATATCAGTGATTTTCATTTTGCTATCTACATGGTTTAGAGCTTCATGTACTACATACTTATCAATTTTCAAATCATTGCGTGCTATAGTTGCCCATGAATGACGGGCAGCATAAAACTCAAGATCATCTATCACTATATCTTTCCCCATTCGTTTCAGTTCCGCATTGATATCCTTCTCTATTTCCTTAAGACCTTTGTTTATAGCAGAATTAAAACAGGTGTGATTTACATACATTCTGCTAAACCGAAAAACTTTCTGCTTTGTCTTATCTTCATATTTTTCCATCAGATTTTTTATGAATGGGGTTACCTTTACATGAATCTCTGCTTTGTCATCCCTTCTTGTAGCTGTTTTTGTACGAAAGTACTTTATCATATTGTCTTTCAATTCATCACAATTATATAAATCGACAGAGTTCATTCCTATCAAACAGAAAGATAATATAAAACAGTCCTTTGCTAAATTATACCGGCAATTCTGTTCTATGCTTTTTCTCATATTACTCCTGTATTTATATGGCAGATCTGCTATCATTTTAATTATAAAAGGTGGTATCGCCCTCTTTCTAGCCACCTCCTCCCGTGGTACTTTAAATTTAGCAAATGGGGCCCATGGGATTCTTATCACTCCACGTTCTTCATCATTATATTTTAGTTTTGCTTGATTATATAGATGCCTAATGCAAGACGTATACTTGCATAACATGCAATTTGATGTTACTCTCCTTCCCTTTGCAATAGCTTCTTTGTTGGCTTTCTCTTTTTTTTCTATTATAAATTTAGAAAAGTCGTTTAAGAATTTATAAGTTATCTCAGACACACCGATTACTTCCCTTCCGGTAAATTCTATCATTGCTTTAATAGTGCATTTGTAATTAGAAGAGGTACCCTTTCTTCCTTCTGCATCCATTTTTTCAATATGTTCCCGGGCAAACTGTATAAAATCAATGTCTTTTTTATCCTCCTCTACTCTGGTTACAAATTCTACAACCTCTTCAATTGACATGGAATTGATAGACAAAGATAATATATTGCATTTGGCTCGATATGAATCTATAATCTTATTAAGCTCGTCAAGGATTGATTGATTTTTTATTTTCATCCCTCTCGTCATATCTTCCTTCTTCACATAGATCGATGTTGCTATCCTTTTTATCTTTCTATTGTGAGTCACCCGTATCTTCACATTATATGTCCCATCTTGCCTCTTTCTGGAAGAGCACACCTCTATTCTGAATGTTGTTGCCATAGTATATGATTTTAGTTATGTTGAAACAATGTTGAAACAACTGCAAACAAAAGTAGCGTTTTAAATCAAAAGTAGCAAGTATAACGATTGAAAAGAAAAAGCGGAAAATCACTTCCCTTAAAGCCATTTACACAATAAATCACTGATAGTCAACACATAACAGAACAAAAACAGAGTTAAAACAGACTATTTTTTTTGCGAACCCGAAGAAATTCGAACTATTAACGCTACTCCTTGTTTGGGAGTAAGACAATTAACAATAACAGTCTATTATACAAACACTTACAAGCAAAGAAAAAACAAGCTGTTGAAACAGTGTATCAACAGCTGCCAATATTTTGAAGAACTAAGGATTAATAAGATTGATGATACCTTGTCTCCCTATTCCGGTAATCTTTCTATGGTAGATAATATGGCCATTGTCAGCAACCTCTTGCTTTATATCAAACCAGCCAAGAGTAGCGTATTTAGTATATGGCACCCACGTCTGATTAACTTTGTATTGCACACCAAGTTCTTTTAAACGGTTATTAAGTTCAATTGCCGATTTAAGTCCCAATTCTTTGGCAACTTCCGTACATGTATAGGTTTTATTTACATGAGTAAGAACAGCTACCTGTTTCTCGGCTTCAATGCGTGCAGATCGTTCTTCTTTTAACTTAGTGAGAAGCTCAATACCGAAATCCGGATTATTCAATATCTGGTCAATAACATTGTCAGTAGCATATATGCCATGCTTGCGGATAGATGGTAGCACTTCACCACAAACCCAATCTTGAAAAAGTTCTGCCTGTGATTTATCAGACCGCATAATAACTTTATAGAGATTTTGCTCACTAATGAAGGTTGCTTCTTGTGTTCTACCTAAAGAATCGATGACCTCGGTAAGAACTACCCCATCTGGTTTTAATCGCGATTTACAGTCACTCGTGTTCTTAATTTCGAGAACCCTACAAACATCTGCAAGGCAGAATAGTGGTTCTTCACTTGTTCCGGCTACTCTAACTTCACCAAACGATTCATTCTTAAAAATCTGAATGTTGTCCATAATAAAGTCTTTTCGTTCGAGGACGTACCGCATTTCTTCATGCGGAGATAAAAAGACGAAAGCCATGCAGGGGGTTGCGACCTACACAGCTTTCTATATCTTAATCCTCTGATTAATTCTAATTTTAATAAGTACAACCCAAAGCACTGCAAATATATAAATAATTTCAGAAATGTCAAATATACATTGAGAATAATCAAAAAAGGCCTATTTTATCTCACAAGATGAAAAACAGAACTAAAAACAAGTAATTAGTCAGAAAAATCACGTGGGTTATAATTTTACCACATGAAAAATAGAACATTTTCACAACATCCAATACACCTTCGCCAATATCGCACAGAAAGCGCAATACGGAATATCAGAATCGACGATGTCGATCAATGTAGATATAGTACGGTCAAAGATTTCTTCTAAACGTTCCATAACATAACCAACAGAAGTCTACAAAAATCGAAATGGTACCGATCATCGACTTGTTCCAACAATATGTCCAGCTTATCGTTTTTCATTGTCAAGAACTGATTTTATCCGTTCTTCAGTAAAACCAAAACGGGCAGCAAACTTTTTGAAAGCGCGCATCCTGCCATCTGGGATAAGAGCATACATACTATTAATAGGAGTATCGCTCTTCAATGCTTTCTTAATTTCTTTATTTTTCATGAATTAACGTATTAAATGTTTGACCTTGTTTTTACAGCAATCACACTCACATAATAATGACTTTGCATATTCCCACGTCTTTTCAACAATATCATCACCGATATACTGTATTTCTTCACCGTACGGATCTATGCCGAGGGCCTGACATATATGGGTAGCCATGTGCCCGCATTCATGCCTCCAAGATTTTGCAAACTCCTTTGGTGAAGAAGTGAGAGCAATGACCATTACTGTTTCCCGGGTACCGAAGTTAGAGTAAGTAACTCCGGTATTCAGGTTGCCGGAGTTTATGTTATCGTATGCAGTACGGAGCATATTACCGTCGCAGCCGATAGAGTGCATATTGTCAATTATTTCGTCAATATAATATGAATCAACGGCATAATACACGAAAACGTTCCAACTGTACTTCTCTATAATAAACTTCTGGCGTATCATAGCTAATCTTGTTTTTTAAATTTCCATATATATTTCCCTTTAAATCTACCCAATTTTATACTCCTTGATAGATTTGAAGGTGCTGATCCATATACCTTACATACGGCTTTTAGAGACTCCCATTCTTTTATAAAAGTTCCCTCTTTGTCAAATTGTAATATAGCTTTTGCATTAGTATGGGTAGGCATGGAGTATTGAGGAATATTATCTTTTGAGTAACTCCATAAAAAACCTCCAGAAGAATATCTTTTACCGATACAGGCATCCCTAATTGAACTTGCATGTATCCCTGTATGTCTCTGTGCCTCTCTTGAACTTTCATACCCATTAATAAAATTGCCATTTTTATCAAACTGGAAGACTGGTTTAGGAGCAGTCTTAGTTTGTTTTTTACGTTTGGTTATATTAGCTCGTAATGACACGTCACTTATGTAAGTTTTTTCTTTGCAATGCTTTAATGTCAATGGGTTATTTGCGTTTTCTTTTGCAGTAACCCACCGCAAATTTTCAATCCTATAGTCTTCCCTATTCGTATTTATATGATCAACAAATGGCTTATTTAAAGGGTTTGGTATAAAATTTCTTGCCATAAGCAAATGTACAGGTATGCTTTTCGATTTTCGATCTTTACATAGGGTAACACAAGGATACCCATAGGGACCAATATGTATTTTTTTATACCTTTCTCTTACTATACGTAATGAACCACCTTGCTTTACCATCCTATCTATTGACTTTATTCTTCCTTTATTTGATATTTCATAATATCCCTCATAGCCTTCAACAGCTTTCCAAAATTCATTTTTCATATTAGCAATCAATTAGTTATATTACAAAGATAATATATTTGTTGCCAATTTGAAAAAAAACTAAAGCATATCTTCCCAATCAATAGGTGTTCCGTTTCTAACGGTGTCAGCATACCATCTGTTGAAGATAAATCCATCTGCTTGGTCTTCATCATCCACGTAATCTTTGATAAACAGAGCAAGACTCTTTTCATCTGGCAGTGAACTTTTGAAGAAATCGCTCACAGCCATATTATAGACGTATATATAATCATACATTACATTATTCTTCAATACGATTCCATATTTAGCCAGCAGTTCGTTTACTTTTTCTTTATCAGCCATTTCAATGCGTTCTAATTTGCCAGTAGCGGGATTAATCCTTTTCATTTTGCTAACTGCAAATTCACACATTTTCTTATTAAAATGATATGAATTGTACTTTAAGTAATTAATCATATCCTTCGGTCTATCGTCATATATATCCAATGGTTCTCTTCTCATGACATTTTAATAATTACAGGGAGGACACAAGTCCTCCCCAGTTAAACTTAACGATAACGGGAATAACGTCCAGTTCCACGAACCCCACGTCTCTGTCCCATACTACCACCTCGGCCATAACCACCGCGTTCACCCATGGTTTCTTCGTCAAAATAGCGATCGTCATCATATCTACGATCTTCATCCCAGCGTTCACCAATGCCCTCTCCCTCAGAAAGTTCTTCTATGCATTGCATGAGCTTACCACCGTAGCGAAGCATCTTTTCAGCGTAGTCGGACATTTTCTCGACCTTGCTCTCGGAAATTTCAATCATCATCATACTTGTTATTTTTTAGAATTGTTACTACTTGCAGCCTTCTCAGAGGACTTAAAGAAATCAGCCATCATAGCTTTCAATTCGCTAAGTTCTTGCCGAAGCGCTTTGTTCTCCGCTTCCTGCTTTTGTCTTTCTGCAAATTCTGGGTTAAGTACCTGGAGCATTTTATCACATGATTCCATCACAGACTTATGATGCTCGACACTTCCTAATATCTCAGAGGAACGATTTCGCATAGCCGCCACTTCCGCATTCATAGATTCTCTTGAACCGGATATTACCATATTACCTCCACCTGGAAAATTTGCATCAGCAATATCAGACATGGCAGGTATTTTTTGAAAGGTAACAGTCTGTTCACCTACCTTGATAGTTATATCAACCACCATCTTAGGAGGTTGTCCATAAGGAAGGGGTTGCTGCATAAACTCAGGAACAGGATTAGACACTCCAGAAACGGAGCCGACCTCTATATATGGAGTACCATCCCTATGCAAAATGAAAAACTCACTATTTACTCTTAGATTCTGAAAAGGCATAATCAATAAACTCTTTAAGGAGCGGGATTACTCCCGCCCATTGTTTTAAACTACTCCGGTAAGAATTTGCAATGTGTTGCTACCTGATTCGTAGTAGCACAGATAAATTCCGGTACCGGTAATATCCGAAGCAGTAACATCTGCGCCGGCGATCGTAGTCAGTGCTTGAGTAGCACCGTTGGTATCAAAAACTACCGGCAATGTACCGGTAGTACCGGAAGGGATCGGCTGTGCCAAACGGAACAGAATCAATCCGCTAAATGGAGCAGAAAGGAACGGATGATTCCGAAAAGAGAAACGTACGTTGGTAGTACCTACGGTAACACCTGTACTTTCCAATCTTGGAATACCATTCTTATTTGCCATGATAAAAGGACTAATGAATGCCATATAATGCCTCCTTCCTTTTATCCCCAACCATTAAAATTGCCCCATGCTCCAATACCATTGTAAAGACCATACTGAGCTGCAACGCAAGAAGGAATTCCAACAACCGGACTATAAGGCACCTTTGCTACTTCCGGCTGGTTACACTCTATTTTTGCAAGACGAGCACTCAAATCATTTAAAGCTGCACCAAGAGGAGCCGTTGCCTGTCCGACGATCTGAGAGGTCATTGCAGAACTTTTAAATGTGCTATTCTCCTCACGAAGTTTATCAATCTTGTTCTGCATTTCGCGCATTTCAGCCGCACGCTGGCCGGCAAGAATCTGTTGTGTGCTATCCTTGATGGAATTTTGCAGATCACAAGTCTGACGTTGAGTTTCATATGCAACAGAAGCAAAGCCTCTTTCCTGACCAGTCGCAACACCGTTAATGGCATTTTGCAATGTGTTCGTTTGCTGACAGATCGCCAGACGGTTTTCGCAGCAGCATGAAGCAATCTGTTGAGCGATCTGACAGTTACCCTGCTGGATAGCATTGATAATCTGCATTGAGCTTTGACCAACCTGATTTCCTACCTGTTGCACCTGTGACATCACCCCATTGATAGCATTCTGAACCTGACCGATTGAACAGTTTAAATTAGTAGCCAGATTGTTGATTGCCTGTCCGTTCCCCTGAATTGCACTCATAAGTAACTCCCTTCCTGCATCGTTATTAATTAAGTTAGGGATACCGGCTCCAGCAAATCCGCCACCGTTTCCGCCATCTCCATTATTTCCCCAGCCATTGCGTCCAAACAATGGGAACAGGAAGAACAGGAAGATTATCCAAAGGAAAGAAGAGCCATCACCACCAAACATACCGCCACGATTATTCATTGCAAGCAACAAATTGGGGTCAAGACCGTTTTTCTGCAATAAGGGGGCAAGCATACCAAGCATACTGCCTCCTCCACCACTCCCGCTTTCCGGGAATACGTAAGTCTTTGTTTCACTCATATTTAATTATACAATTATAACACGGTCAATATTAACCGCATCACAAAGAACACGATAAATCCGTTGTACTTAAATTATATCGTTGTAAGCTCGTTGTAAACTGATTGTAGATTTGTTGTGACACTCCATTTACGGGTGCGGATAGAAAAGTTATTCTTGAGTTTATTAACGCACTGTTGAGTTAGCCCGGTAAGGTATGATATTTCTCCTTCTGTTATTCCCCTTTCTGTGAGCACATTTACAAGTATTGATCGGGCATCAACACAGACCTCTTTGTTACTATGAAACATTGAATATTCGTCTATTCCCGTCGTCTGACAGACTACCGCTACTACCTTTTGATACATATCAACAATTTTCATGCTAAAGAACATATTAGATTATAAAACAAAACATCGAAGGCACTGTTATTTAACTTTGAAAGCCTCCTAACAGTGTTCCGACGATGTTTGCCCGTTTCTGATTGGTAGTCGTATGACGGGTAGTGAGGCTTTCTTTTACTTCTTTGCCCCTAAAGAATGCGTTTGTTAATGGTGTTTCCTATGCCGGCCTTCTACCACCGGCAAATCAGAATATTATTTCATATTATCCTCCTTTCCTTTTAATGCAGATATACAATAAAATAAGAGCGATACATATCAAGCCGCCAAATGCCCATCCGCCAAGTTCTATCTTTGCCTTCTGCCATCTGGTCAACGCCTTTTCAACCGGATAAGGTATCTGAATACTGTCCGTCTTAATCACAGTATCAATACGATTAAGATATAAATACTTATATAGATACCGATCCTTGTATGTGTACACTGTATCACCCCTGTCTATTACATAAATGCTGTCACGCTGATATATACTATCATGACGAATACTATCTCTTGTCTTATACTCACTCTTAATAGTTTCAACCGGCACGTATTGAGTAGTCCTACATCCGGCGAAACATATTGCAGACATCAGCAAAACGATACATGTTAACCGTTTCATAATACCCCCTCTTGCGGAACCGTCCACTCAGGACCACTCAAGATACTTCTTAGTTCGGACGAATCATGCCGATACGAGGTCATGGCATCCTCTTCTCTCAAGACGGGATCAATATAATCTTCATGCAAGATGACTTTCAACCCGTCAACTGATCTTCTCGCCTGTGCCGGAACGATTATACCGTGATTCAGGCACCATTCTACTGTTACAATTACGTATTTCATAACTTTCTTATTAACTTTAAGGGAATATTTGTTTAGTCTCAGGGAAACTCTTTGTGATATTCTTATCATAGAGGATTTCTATCTCAATAGGCTTATTGATGACTATTTGAGATACTATTCCCATATTATATACACGATCTTCTTTTAATATAGCAGGTATATCATAGACACCATCTTTATATATTGGAATAGGAGAGTCCCAATTACCTGTATTTTCATCATTAATTTTAGCTGGCATTAATGCTATTCCCCAAATTCCATCAGGATTATTATAAGCATCAATCCCAGTAACTTTTAATTTATAAGCCGATACTTCAATTGGATCACCAGTTGTAGCTTCTGGGTCTTTAGCTAATGCAATAGCCCCAGTAAATGTTTCAGTTGTGCTATCTACAACAATTTTATTTGTTGTAACTTTGCCAGTAGCAAAATCTGGATAATCAACGGCTTTATAGGCAAAGTTATCAAAGTTCAATGCGAACACTGGATTTGGAGTACCATATTCCATGACTTTGATTTCTTTCTGAATTTCTTCAGCGGTGAGAACATTTTGATATATGGCAACAGAATATATAGCTACATTACTATATTCCATTGGACGATATGAATTACTTAATTTACAACCTAATGTAAGAGGAGTTGCAGCGTTTTTATCTATATTAAATGTTCCAACACTATATTCTCCATAATTTTTATATGTTGTAAAATTGTTGTTAAGTACACCAGAAGTATCATATTGTAAAGCTACTTCATCTGTATGAATATTTAATATAGAATTAACAATATTGGGTTTTATATTAATAGGTTTAAATTTTATAATTATAGTACCCACCTTATATCCAACTTTATCAAGTTTCAGATAATCATCTATACCATCTGTTACAATTGCCCCTTCATATTCTGGAATTTGCTGTATAGTTACATTTTGAGATAAGGCGTTCTGTACAATGAAACCAACATTATAAGTTTGAGTATTAACTACACTCTTAGGTAAATCATATTCTCCATCTGAGGGAATTGCCATTAAGACTCTTGCTCCATCATTAGTAGGTGAATACCCATAAGCAAGTTGGTTATTGGCTGTAAGTCCTGTCACTCTTATTCTTGTAGCATTTAATTGACTATTCCCATATTTTGAAAGTATCCAATTATTGGCCGGAACAAAGTTCATTATCGTAATAGAATGATCATCCGTTACGAATACATTCTGCGCTTTATTATAAGTTAGGTAATTCTCATTGAATAAACCATATCCACTACCCCAAGCCCAACCGAAGTTATACGCGGTCAATATTTCACCTTTTATTCCCTTGATAGTATTCCTATCTTTATCAAAATTGCTCTTACCTTTAAAGTTCCAATAATCCACAAGGGAAGGGTGAAAAGGAGAAGTTTGCCCTCCCTTTGAAGCTGATCCAAGACGTATTCCCCTAACCTGAGCCGTGTTAATGCCAACGCGGTTAATCTTTACCTGATTGATTGAAACTTTCATTCCGATACAAGAATTTTAGCCAAAGTAGGCTGTGAGATAGACTGCACTTTGATATACATCCCGGGAATCACTCCTGTAATAGCAACATCCATTGTGCTACCCACATAGTTATATGATCCAAAAGGGACGTAATTCCCATTCGTCATGCTTTGAAACAGAGCGACACCGTTATTCTTATCTTCACTTGCAAATTCAAGATGAAGACCTGCATCCGATTGAAGTTGCACAGGGTCACATACATAAGCTTCACCCTGTTTGCTGAAAGTTAAATCTGTTAGAGCCATGTTACTTTGAATTTAAATAGTTAATAATACCTTCTATGTGAATATTTGCCACAGTCCGCTTGCCCTCAGCCGACAATAAGAACTCCACGTCTTCCTTGTTGTCCTGGAAGAAGTTCTCTGTCAATACAGCAGGGCAGTTCGTATCCCGGCAAATAGCCAAGTTCTGCACCCAATAGTCCACATCCGAAGTCTGTTTGCGTACTGTCACACATTTACTTATTGCTGCTTGTGCCAGGGAAGAAGCCAGCCTTTTGCTATTAAAAGAAGCATTATCACTGACATATACACCCCATCCCCGGGCATTCATCCAACTTGTCCCGTTACCGGCCGCATTGCAATGAATGGATACCAGAATAGCGTTCTTTTGAGAATCGCGATAAATATTATTAGCACGTTTGCAACGCTCAGACAATGGAACATCCACGTCCTCCTTCACAATGCATTCCGCGCCAACACCATGCTTTCTCAGCCCGAAAACGACCATATCCGCTATCTCTCTGGAATAAGCCCACTCACGCAACCTTCCGTCCGGTGAACACTTTCCCGGTGTATTCTCGCCATGTCCATTGTCAATTAGAACTTTCATACTCTTTCCTCCTTATTTTCTTTTCCTCTTTATTTATTTAATATTAACTTTGCGAAAAAATTAGATTTTTATGGATATATCCTATTGCCATTATCGGTTTTATCATTCGTAAATGCAAAGAATATGACATAAAGCATAAAGGGAATTAGATATACTAAATTTAAATTCATTTCTTGTCCTCCTCCTTTTTAGTTATCACCTCTTTTAAATCTTCTTTCTCTATCTTGAATACCTTTTTAGCGAATAACCCAATAGCTACTATCAGATTAAAATCATATCCCTTGGGCTTAAGAATATTCGATATGATAGAGCAACCTTCGATAAAGCAGACAGATAAGCAAGCAAATATATCAATGTTATATCTTCCACCACTGGCCTCGTTTATCATCACCACCATGATTACAAAGCTAAAATAGGTAACCATCTTACCCATTGTAGCCCGCCAAGCCCTACTAAGCCTCACGCGCTCACCCATCAACAAGCTCTTTCTGCACCCCGTGGCCAAATCACACAGTATTACAAAGAACATAGTGATCAACCATGGGATCATGTGCTCTATAGCTTCCATTACGAAACTTCCGGCTACAGGAGCAAACAGACCAGAAGAGAATTGATGTATTGATTTGTCTTGCATATTTGTCTTTTTAAATAATAATACTACATTTGTAATCAGATTACATAATTAAATTAAAACTAGATAAATGCGTGAGCCTATCTTGCCTGTGAAGGTGAGGTGGGCTTTTTTATGCTATGACTTATCACTAGTGATCTGGTCAATGATCTTACGGATATCAGACATATAACATTCAAAGTCATTCGTGTAGATAAAACTAATAGTAGTTATCTGCGGAGTTGGAACAGGGTCAAATCGGACCTCTCCCAACTTCATCTCTCTGATCTCTTCGTGTGTGCCATCTCCATCAGCATTCGGTACCGTTTCTGTTGCATTATCGGTTACACCGACAAATATCGACTGTTTGTTACCATTGATTGAAGTATATCTGATCGAATATTTAACGGTCGGAATACTTAAAGAAGTTCCTTCAAAGCTATTTACTTCTGTTGTACCAGTAGCTACAATTTTAATCTCTTCGTTCATAACATTTTAATTTTAAGTTTATAATAAGTTTATTCTTTGTTTTGATTCAAAGCTGAATCCAGCAATTTGAAGAGGGGAAACTTTATATAAGCAAAGAAAATCTGATCTGATAATCCTCTAATCAAATCAACGTTAGATTCATCTACTTCAACTTCACCTTCAAAATATATTTTCCGGCCTAAATCTTGTTCCTGGATATCACGCGCATTGAAATAAATAGCATTACCTAAGTCCTTGCTTACGTCTCTGTAATCAATCACTCTCTCCGTCCCGACAATGTTACCCTCAGAGTCTCTCTTCTCAACCTCTTTCATCAAGACATTTCCTTCGATATCGTTAACCACGATCTTTCTAAAATCTATTTTCATACTCTATATATTTTGATTTAATAATTATCTCTTTACTTACCAGACATTACGACCTACTAAATACAAGTAGAAATTTACGTTTCTATCTCCTTGGTTAGCATCGACCAAATGCACTTCAAGGTAAGTGCTAGTAATACTCTTTACCATGCCAAAACACCATCCATTGTCATCTGAGGCCTGTATAATCGCCGAATATTTTGTGTGACCTAAATTATGATAGATACGGTACCTTCCGGTTGATATATTACTTACTGTACCAACTGTACAACCATTTCCCCAAAATTGGTTACCAGTACCACCAGCATACACATAAACACCACAAAGAATACCAGGAGCGTTCCATGACTCAGAATTACGTTGGCCAAACAGATGAGATCCATGACTCTGTATTGCATGTCCACCCTCAGAGTTTGCGATGATTCTCAAAGCCTTTCCTCCTTGTCCGTATGTAGACAGAGAGAGGCAGTCTTGGTTGTCATTACGAATCTCCAACAATGGGTAACTTCCTACTGTAGCTGCACCTCCATACTGATTTATACGCAAGAAGCGATAGCCATTGATTTCAAGCTGTATCTTAGCGTCTGCTACGTTACGAGAATATATGGCGTTGTTTTGGATCTGCCAACCACCAAGGTAAGAGCCATTCGTTACTGTAAGATTTCCAGTAGTAATTCTACCTGCTGATAAAGCATTTGTAACAATTGCAGTAGCATCGATCAGAACTGTATTTATATATCCCCCAACGACTATTGTCTCTCGAGGTTGTGATGAAGCATGGTTTACCATATCCTGCCAGGAAGAATACCCAATATTGGAGGCAATGCTATTTTTCAAAGAAAGCATAGCTGTTTCATCCAATAGACCTTGCGGTCCTTGCGGACCAGTTGCACCCTGAGGGCCCTGTGGTCCTGGAAGCCCTTGCGGACCTCTATCTCCTTGCGGAC